AGATATTATTGAAAATAGTAAAGCTCTTCAACAAGCAGAATATAACTACAATCTTACGTCTGAAAAAATTAGGATGGAAAATTTACTCGCATCTAAGATGCGTGATAATACCGCAGAACAGATAGAAAAAATTAAAAAAGAAATTATTGATACTGATGCATCTATGGAAATAGAAATATTTAAAGTAATTTCTTACGATAAGAAAATAAATGGTCTTATTGATAGTATTCAAGATGAAGCAAAACTTCGTAATAAAAATCAAAAATTTCTTATTCTTGAACAACAGTTGGTTGATAAAATTAAAAAATTGAAGGCTGATATATCATTTTTTGAAATTAATGACAATTGTCCTACTTGCAAGCAAGTTATTCAGAATGATTTTAAGTGTGAGACAGTAGATGATAAGACAAAAAACATTGAAGAAGTAGAAGATGGAATTACACAATTAAAAGAAGAATTGTTCAACCTAAATGATGAAATCAAACAAATTGATTCTATCAAAAAAGAAATTACCAATTTGAAGATTGAACAAGCTTCTTATAATAATAATGTAAATGGCTATAAGGCATATATTGCTAAACTTAATAGAAATATCGAAGAACTTAATAAGAAAACTGTTGAACATGTTTCTGATGATAAAATGAATCAACTTGAAAATGATTTAGAAAATTATATAAATGAAAAAAGAGAATATGCAACTAGTAAGGATTGCTTACAAGTTGCTTCTCTTATCTTAAAAGATAGTGGCATCAAGTCACGTATCATCAAGCAATATGTTCCTGTAATTAATAAACTTATAAATAAATATCTTTCTGCTATGGATTTCTTTGTTCAATTTGAATTAGACGAGACATTCAACGAAAAGATAAAGTCGAGATTTCGTGATGAGTTTTCTTATGCTTCATTCTCTGAAGGTGAAAAAATGCGTATCAATTTAGCTATTCTTTTCACATGGCGAGCAGTTGCAAAAATGCGTAACAGTGCCAGCACAAATATTCTTATAATGGATGAGGTGATGGACAGTTCTCTTGATGTTAATGGAACAAATGAATTCCTAAAGATACTTTTGGGGTTGACAAGTGATACAAATACGTTTATTATTAGCCATAAGACTGACCAATTGTTTGATAAATTCAATCAAGTGATTAAGTTTGAAAAGAGTCAAAATTTTTCAAGGATCGTATGATGGCAGATATTATTAAGGGCGAAACTCCAATTCTTACTTCTACTATGGAAGAATTTGATTTCACAAATCCGCCTGAGAACCCATTTGATATTGCAATGGAACTCATGCAGATTATGAATGATTATAATGGTATTGGTTTAGCAGCAAATCAAATTGGTAAACTATACCGTGTATTTGTAATGCGTGGTGATCCAGAAAACTTTGTTTGTTTTAACCCTCGTATTGTTCATATGAGTGAAGAACAGATTGTTTTAGAAGAAGGTTGTCTTTCTTTCCCTAATCTTATTATTAAAATAAAGAGACCAAAAATTATTCGTGTACGTTTTCAAACTCCATCTGGTCTTGTTGAAACTAAAGTATTTGATGGTTTGACCGCTAGAGTTTTTCAACATGAAATTGATCATCTTAATGGTATTTTATTTTATAAAAGAGCAAATCGTATACACAAAGAACAAGCATTCAAAAAGTTGGAGAAATTAAATGGAAAGAAAAAATTTAAGTAAAGAAGAAAGACCGGGGTTTAGATTAGGAAATTATTTTGTAACTTTTCCTGAAGATGAATTTATCAAAGAAGAAGAAGAAACTGGTAGACTTTTTATCTTAGCTGATATATACAAGATTGACGAAGATAAAACAACTGCACACAAGTTGAAAGAAACAGAACTTACTCCACAAATTGAAAAAATGATTTCTGATGAAGTAAACCGCCTTCTTCTTGAAGGCATTAAATTTGACAAAAGTGAAAAGGAAGTTTGATATGAAATTTGAATGGGAATGGCTAATTGGTTGTACAACCGCAGTTATTATGACTTTGAGTATCGTTAGTGCGATTTATTTTGGTACTACTAATACTAATGAAAAATATTATGCATCAATGGACAAATGCACTTCTTCTGGTGGTTCTTTTATTCCTCAATCTCAAGGCAGTGCAATTTGTCTTATGGGAGTTAAACAGCAGTGAGTTATTTTACAGACGTTCGTGATTTTCATCAGGCATTTGGCCAACGTATTGGTGAGAAGCCAGAATTTCCTTCTAAGGAAGAACGTGATCTTCGTAAAAAGCTTCTCGCAGAAGAGTATTCAGAATATATTGTAGCGGAATATAAGAATGATCTTGTTGAAGTCGTTGATGCACTCGCTGATATTATTTACATCGCTTGTGGTACTGCCGTTTCTTATGGCATTCCTCTTGACGACATTTTTGCTGAAGTTCATAGAAGTAATATGGCGAAGCTTGTAGACGGCAAGGTAATTCGTCGTGAAGATGGCAAGATTAAGAAGCCAGAAGGTTGGACGCCTCCTGATGTTGAAAGAATTTTAAAAGACTCTATAACTTTGTGAAAGGAACTATATTATGGTAAAGAAAGATGAAGCATATAAGCAAGTAGAAGATGCATATGAAAATATGCCAAACCCTGAAGTAACATTTACTTTTGAAGATAAGTATATCCCTACACGAGAAGATACATCTAATTTTTATTATAAGTATGCAGAGGATGATATTATCAGTGATTTCAAGGATTATATCGACGCAACCTATTCTCAGCATTACAAGACTGAAGAAGAATCAGTCGAATGCTTTGATGCGTGGATTGCTCTTGGTGACTCTACCCCAACATTCAGAAACACAGCACTTAAGTATCTCTGGCGTTATGGAAAAAAGAACGGAAATAATAAAGCAGACTTGATGAAAGCACTTCATTATGTTATGATGTGCCTTTATGTTGATCATTATAAAGGAATGAAATAATGGAAATCAAAATCGATATTGAAAAGCTAAGGAATAGAAAGTTATTTGTTGCGACACCAATGTATGGTGGTAATGCTAGTGGAATTTATACTAGGTCTTTGTGCGACTTGACTGCACTATGTGTTAAGTATGGGATTGAACTTCGTTCTTATTTCCTTTTTAATGAATCATTGATTACTCGTGCAAGAAATTATTGTGTAGATGAATTTTTGCGTTCTGATGCTCATCATCTTATGTTTATTGATGCTGATATTGGGTTTGATCCAAAGGATATCATCGCATTGATGGCATTACAGGATGAAGATTCTCCTTATGATGTTATTGCTGGACCTTATCCCAAGAAGTGCATTACATGGGAAAAGATTTTGCAAGCAGTTAATAAGGGTGCTGCAGATGGGAATCCATCAAATCTTGAAGATTTTGTCGGTGACTTTGTTTTCAATCCTGCAATGGATAAAGGTGAATCCAGTAAGACAATTAGACTTGACGAACCAGCTGAAGTATTAGAGACTGGTACTGGATTTATGATGATTCGTCGTCCAACTTTTGAAAAGTATAAGGAAAACTATCCTCAGTACTCATATAAGCCTGATCATGTTCGTACTGCAGAGTTCGATGGTTCTCGTGAAATCCATGCATACTTTGATTGTATTATTGATCCTGAATCAAAGCGTTATCTTTCAGAAGATTATATGTTTTGCCAGAATGTTCGTAATATGGGTGCTAAGGTTTGGTTGTGTCCATGGATGCATCTACAACATGCTGGTACATATGTTTTTGCTGGTAAACTTGCTGCGCTTGCTTCTATTGGTGCATCTGCTACAGCTGATGCAGAACTTTTGAGGAGTCAGAGAAATCCAAAGCCTATAGCACCATCTGCTCCTGCGCCTATTCCAGTTAGTACTGTTAGTCCAGAACTTTTGAAGAAGTTTAAGCCTATCTAACCCCGTGAAAAAGGATACTTTATTATGAAAATTAGTGAGAAAACTATCAATATCCTGAAGAATTTTTCCAATATCAATGGTTCTATTTTGGTGCGACCGGGAAATGTTCTAAAAACTGTTGGCACTCAAAGGTCAATTTATGCAACTGCTATTGTTGAGGAGGATTTTCCTCAACAGTTTGCAATCTATGAATTGCCTAAGTTTCTTGGTGTCTTGTCTCTTTTCCAAGATCATGATATCAATTTTGGTGAACATCAATTATCAATTACATCTGGAAATCAGGTTGTAAATTATACATATGCAGATATTTCTGCAATTATTGCACCACCAGAAGATAAAAAGATTGTGGTTGATCCGGCTGAAATTGAATTTTTGATAAATCATTATGATTTTCATAAGGTTTTGAAGGCTGCTTCGATTCTTCAGGTTCCTAATATTGCAGTTTTTGGCGATGGTAATGTTATAAAAGTTTCTGCTATCAATTCAAGGAACCCAACATCTGATACATTTAGTATTGAAGTTGGTACAACAGATAAGATTTTTAATATGGTATTTCGTGTTGAATATCTTGTTAAGTTGTTTCCATTGAGCTATAATATCAAGATTAATTCAAAAGGCATCTCTTCATTCACTGACAATAACATTGAATATTTTATTATGACTGAAGCGGAATCTAAGTTTAACTCTTGATAGGAAAAACAAATGCTTGATGAATTTCTCTGGGTAGAGCGTTATCGTCCCAAGACTATCGATGAATGCATTTTGCCTGAAGGTCTCAAAGAGACTTTCAGGTCTTTCGTCGCACAAAATGATATACCTAATCTAATTTTGTCTGGCTCTGCAGGCGTTGGTAAAACAACGGTTGCTCGTGCTATGCTTGATCAGATTGATGCTGACTATATTGTAATTAATGGATCAATGAATGGAAACATCGATACTCTCCGAACTGAAATTCTCAATTTTGCATCGGCAGTCTCTTTCACAGGTAGACGCAAGTACGTCATTCTTGACGAGGCGGATTACCTCAATGCAAATTCCACCCAGCCAGCCTTACGAAATTTTATGGAAGAGTTCTCCAGAAATTGTGGTTTCATTCTCACCTGTAACTTTAAAAACAGAATTATTGAACCGCTGCATTCTAGGTGCTCTGTCATAGAGTTTAAGATCACGAAGGATGATCTTCCAAAACTTGCTTCTCAATTTATGAAAAGGATTATTAATGTTCTTAATTCTGAACGAATTTCTTTTGACAAGTCTGTTGTTGCTGAACTTATCTCTAAGCATGTACCTGATTGGCGACGAGTCATCAATGAACTTCAGAGGTATTCGGTCAATGGGTCTGTTGATACTGGTATTTTTGTCAATCTCGACAAATCTAATTTTAAAAATTTAATTGATCATTTAAAGAATAAAAACTTTGCGGAAATGCGTAAGTGGGTAGCAGAGAATTCTGATACTGATACGACTACAATTTTTCGTAAGCTTTATGATATGGCAAATGATGTAGTAAAATCAAATTCAATTCCAGAGTTGGTATTGATCTTAGCTGAGTATCAGTATAAAGCTGCATTTGTGGCGGATGCTGAGATTAATTTGGTTGCTGCATTTACACGTATTATGATTGATATTGAGTTTGAATGATGAGTCCTTTTGAATTTGTAAACGCAATCAATACCACCAAACAAGACTTGATCAGGGATTCTGAAAATCCCGATCTAGCCGAAACCTTTTATAAGCCTTATCCAATTAATAAGGCTTTTTCTTATTTTAAAGATACTGTTATGTATGCTAATGAAATTAATATGTATTCCAATATCGATAACAAACTTCAAAATGATTATTACCTAAATAGTATACGAAAAGGAAAAAGGTATTCTAAGTGGCATAAAAAAGAAGAAGACGACAAGATTGAAGCCATCATGGAATATTATAATGTAAACTATGCAAGGGCTCGTGAGATTAATAATATATTGACTGATGAGCAACTGACCCTTATAAAAATAAAATTAATAAAAGGTGGCAATAATGTTCAATCTCAATCAATTGGTGGAAATTAGATTAAAAAATCCAGAAGATTTCTTAAAAATTAAAGAAACACTTTCTCGTATTGGTCTAGCATCAAAAAAAGAAAATACTTTATATCAATCTTGCCACATTCTTCATAAACAGGGCAAATATTACATAGTCCATTTTAAAGAATTATTTTTATTAGATGGAAAAGATTCTACTTTGGCAGAAGGTGATATTGCCAGACGCAATAGGATTGTTACACTTTTAGAAGAATGGGAATTGCTTGATATTGTTGATCCAGATAAGGTTGATAATTTGCAGTCTCCTCTCAACCAGATCAAGATCATTCCTTTTAAAGAAAAAAATAAATGGAATTTGGTTACAAAATACACAATTGGTAACAAATATTAATAAAAAAATTATTTAAAATAGCTCCTTCGGGGGCTATTTTTTTGTTGACACGTTGTTTCAGATGTCCTATAAAGGGTCATCAACAACGGAGATATGGACATGCTTTGGATTAGCGAAATCGAAAAAGTTCTGGGTTGTGATGAAGACATGGCGTTTAAGGTTTACGAACGTATGGTTATAGACTTCTCTGAATGTACGAATGAGGAGTTTGAGCGTGAGGTTCGCTTTGCTTACAGCCGCATTCTCAAGGCTGGCAGCACTTTCTACTACATCTGAGGGAGAGAGAAACATGCGTAATCATTGGAAAATCTTTGACTACATCAACGAACTGATCTATCTCGCTGAAATCCTTGAGGTTCCCGGTGCTGCGGATACCATTCAGATCATGCTCAGAGAAATGTGGGTGAAATTTCCCAAAGAATGTGAAAATAATTTCGTTTCTAAGCCAAAAACAGTTGACATCTACTGCTAGATTGCCTAATATCAATCATCAACTGATGGAGACACCACATGCTCACCAAGTCCTCTCTTGTCACCATGATCGACACCGCTGATCAGGAAAAGCTGGCTCGTATCGTTGGGAGGGCTTGTGTTGCCCTCTTTCGTCGCCAAACTGAGGATGAAAAGGCTATGAATGCCGCTGTTGAGAGCAATAACCGTGGTTTCACTCAGGCTGATGCTCGTCAGGGTTCTATCACCGCCAAATATTTCATCAAGAATGGCACCCTGCTGGAATGGCAAGTTAACCAGTGGCTCCGCAAGGATGTTCGTGGAACCGCCCGTATCGTGAAGTACTGGAAGCAACTTTCTGAGGAAGCGGCTAAAAAAGCCGCTTGACACCCTCTGAGGATATGCTAATATCAATCATCAACTGATGGAGAGAGTCATGGATACGAATTCTTACAACGTGGACAAGGTTGGTGGCGTGAAGCTTGGTGATCGTGTTCGCTACACCAGCGCAGCTGGTCTGATCCGTGGTGAGATTGTTGATATGCGTCTGGCGCTCAATGCTGCTAACACCATCGTTCCTTGGGTCACGATCCAGTACATGGACATGTATGCCTACAAGCGTGTCGAGATTTGCGGCACAGAAGATAACTTGAAGATGATGAAGTTCCGTGTTAACTTCCGTGATAAGGAGGTTGCGTAATGGAATACGCTAAGACCGATATGTGCCGCACTATTGAAACCTATGCTAAACGCAAAGGGTTTCCAGATATCCGCTGCTATGTCGTTACCCAAGAGAACGGTACTAAAGAATACGCTATCTGTGATGGTACAGAATGGCTCTACGGAAGCCAGAGCGCAGAGGCTATCGCAGTCCATATCGACATGTTGAAACTGGCTAAGAAGCAGACTTGACAATCCACTGTGATGTGCTATTATGTATTATAGACACTAGCAAACGAGGTATACGATGTCAAAGGTCGCCCAGTTTTTAGGTAAGCATCCTGCTGTTGATGGCTACACGCTCATCTGCGTATTGGACGAGATTAGCCGCAGGGTCCATGTTAGTGCTGATACACTACTGAGTGTGGCGCTTGTTGACTCCAAGGCTGCCAACTTCCTCATCCGTACCGTTGCTAAACTCGAACCCAAGGCAAAGTGATGGACGAAGCAACCTATAAAGTCCTCTTAGAATGCGTGGATCTGATCTTCGATTCTGCTGAAGGACCCGCCGCAACCGTCCTTACCAAACTGGTCGATCTGATCTTTGCGTATGAAGACAAACACTATCCTATTCGCCGTTATATCTGGTTTTACTCCAGATAATGTCGCCATTCTCGTCTAAATGTAGACCAGCCTGTTCAGCAAGTTCTCGAATACGCTCATTCATCACTCAGTCTCCTCATCCAGTTGAGAAGTTCGCCAAATTGATCATTAAGGAATGTGAGCAAGTATCTTTAAAGAATAGCCATCGTGATGATGATATGGGTGCTATTATTGCTAGGAATATTAAACAATATTTTAGAGTTGAATGATGAACGAGCGAATCAAAGAGCTTGCTGACAAAGCTGTGGGAAACAGTTTGTCGTTAATTGAAAGGTTTTTGTTATGATGAAGTATGTGATAGCTTGACTTCTTATCAGAAGTAGGTTATAATACTTAAATGATGAGGAGTTGGTGATGAAGAAACTGAGTGAACACAACAAAGAGCATAGTCTGGTATTTGCCTACAATGGTTATGGTACGCCACCTCAGCGATTTTCTGCTGGCGTAAAGTGTGACGATTGCGATACTGAAATGTACCTGGATAATCCGCATGTGATGCTTACTTCGTATCCTCCACAGCAAACAGTTGTTTGTCCTAAATGCAACAAACATGGATACAAGGTGGTGTGATGAACGAGCGTTTGGAAAACTTCGCTAAAGAAGCTGGTTTGGCTTATATCATGACTCCTGATAAGCCATTCATCAAGGAAGACTTGGAAAAGTTTGCTAAGTTGATCCTTGAGGAATGCATCGGTCTTGTTGGTTACTACGAGTATGGGAATGATGGCGAAGCAGCTGATTTTGCTGATGACGCTATCAAATATCACTTTGGAGTTGAATGATGAAGCTTGCTTGGATTTGTTATAAAGAAGATGATGATGAATGGGCACCTCCTGTCATTCTTTTTGAAGAACCACTTCGATGGAAGTATCTCAAAATTATTCCTATCGTCTATGCTATTTTAGAGGAAACAGAGTAATGATACACATTAGAGAAGAGGGTGAAGGTGTCCAAACAGGATTTAATTTCTATCCCAAGGGCAGCAATCAGGTAGGCTTCGTTTTTAAGTTTGGAAATTTTGTCGCCTGTGCCAGATACAATAAGCATCTTGGCAAGTTTAAGATCAATCGTTGGAGTTGAGTGATGAACGAGCGGTTCAAAGAGCTTACTAAACAGGCTGGATTGGAAATGTGTAGTTGTGGTTGTGATATGCCGACTAGACAAACTGTAGAGTTTGCTGCATTGATCATCAGAGAATGTATCGATGTTTGTGAACAAACACATGATACTTCAAATGGTAAAATGCGTTGTGCTAATGATGACGAGTCTATCCGTATAATCAAGGAACGATTTGGGATTGAACTATGAGATACTTCATCAGACTGACTGTGAACCTTATACTTACCATTGCCTTTGTGTTCTTTATCGATTTTCCCTACACCCCAAATCGAGAATATGTTTATCGTGAATCAGGAGTTGAAGTATGAACGAAAGAATCAAAGAGCTTGCCAAAGAAGCTTACTTTCTTGTTGAAAATGATAAGGTTTTCTCACCTGATGCTTTTGATTCAATTGATGTTGAGCTTCAAGATTTTGCTGAGTTGATCATACAAGAATGTATGGATGTTGTTGGTTCAAGCCGAAACGGTTACGCCAAATTGGCTAAACACTTTAATCTGGAGTTTGAGCAATGAGTTATGCTACACACGCAATGACAGAGTTTCGTGCAGCTGGATGGGTTGACGAGAACGGTAAGTTCAATGATGAAATGCAGGAAATGATTTGCAATCACGTCCTTGATCTACTGAAGGTATTCGATAATGAAGGACATTCTGGTACAACCGCTCCATACACAATTGATATGTTCAGCAAGCTTGCGATGTACAAGCCAATCGTTCCGTTGACTGGTGAAGATTGGGAATGGAATGAACTTGATTATAATGGTGATATGAAGTATCAGAATAAACGCTGCGGTCATGTGTTCAAAGATGCTGATGGTCGAGCATATGATGGTGAAGGTAAAGTATTTTGGGATTGGTATACTGACGGAGATGGCGTACAACATAAATCCCATTACACTAGCAGAGATAGTCGAGTTTACATCGAGTTTCCGTACATACCAACAATCGAATATGTTTATCGTGAATCAGGAGCTGAATGATGAACAATGTTATTACATTTCCAAAGATTGTAGAATTTTCTGTCGATCCACTTGAAGAAGAAGTGAAACGTACAGATACAGGGGAAAAGTATCTAAAGGTCTTGAAGAATCATCTTTCGACAGATGATTATGAAGAAATTCTTCTTGCAATTATGGACGAAGAATACTACACTGATGCAGATCAACAGATCAAGGATATTGTTGACTGTTACTTCAAATATACCAACTGAGGAGAGAAACTATGCCTAACTGGTGCGATAATTCAATTTCTATTTCACATGAAGACTCTGCAATGATGGAGCGTCTTGATAAGGCATTTAAGGATGGAAATTTCTTGAATGAGTTTGTTCCTTGTCCTCCAGAACTTCTTGTTGAAGTTTCTATTGGCGATGGGTTTAATTCTCGCCGTGAAGCTCAGGAAGCTGCGAACATCGAAAAGTTTGGTCATGCAAGTTGGTACTCATGGCGCATCGAAAATTGGGGGACAAAGTGGGAAATTGCGGATGGCGAACTGGAATATGATCCTGAGACCAAATCCGCTACAGGATGGTTCCAATCCGCATGGTCGCCGCCTGTGACAGCCATGGAAGCACTCACAGAACTTGGTTTTATTGTCGAGCTTCAGTATCGTGAAGAAGGTTTATCTTTTGTCGGTGAATATACCAGCGAAGATGGAGATAATTGTTACAATGTTGATTTTGAAGATGATGATTGGCGTGATGATATTCCTGATCACCTTATTGAGCAATTTAACCTAGAAGATGATTATGAAATGCATATTGAGGCGTATCAGGAAGAAAAAGAAGATGATGATGGCAGTTGAGAGTAAAAATATTTAAAAAAACGCTTGACTCCACAATCCTCCTAGAGTAATATGATTATGTTGAGTCGATGGACTCATGAGCTGAAAGGAACTTGATTATGGCACACATCGTCGAAACAATGGCATACGCTGGTGAAACTCCTTGGCATGGTCTTGGCAAAAGCGTTCATCATGATCTGACTCCAGACCAGATGCTCAAGGAAGCTGGTTTGGACTGGGAAGTCGAAAAAGTTCCAACTTTTATCACCCGTAAGGGCAAGAAGATTGTAACAGATACTCAAGCTCTGGTTCGTTCTTCTGACGACAAGATTTTGACTATGGTTTCTTCTGACTGGAAGCCTGTTCAGAATCATGAGGCTTTTGAGTTCTTCAATGACTTCGTGATGGCTGGTGATATGGAAATGCATACCGCTGGTTCTCTTCGTGAAGGCAAGAACGTTTGGGCTCTTGCGAAGGTGAAGGATAGCTTTGAGATTCTTGGAGGCGACCGTGTTGACTCTTATCTTCTGTTTAGTAATCCTCATGAGTATGGCAAGTCTATTGATATCCGCTTTACTCCGATTCGTGTCGTCTGTAATAATACTCTTACTCTTGCTCTTGGTACTTCTAGTGACCTTATGGTTAAGCTCAACCATCGTCGTGCTTTTGATCCCGATATGGTAAGGCGTACTTTGGGCATCGCTCATAACAAGATGGATACCTATAAGGAAACCGCTGAGTTTCTTTCTTCTCGCCAGTACAATGAGGAAAACCTTACTGAGTATCTTCAGACCATTTTTCCTGTTATGTCTAAGGAGAATAAGAAGATTCTTTCTCGTCCTGCTACACAGGTCATGGAAGTTTTGGATACTCAACCGGGAGCAGAATTTGGTAAGGGTTCATGGTGGCAAGCTTTTAATGCCGTAACCTATACCACTGACCATGTTCTTGGTCATAATCCTGAGACTCGTTTGCAGTCTGCATGGTATGGTCCTAATCGGAATCGCAAGGTTCTAGCTCTTGAAAAGGCAGTTGAGTTTGCTGACGCCTAACAAAAACGGGGGAGAGAAATCTCCCCCACTACTTTCTCTTAATAAAAGGATATTGATTATGAGTGACAATGGGAATAAGGATCAGTTGCTTGCATACATTGATCGTATCGAGCGACTAGATGAAGACAAGCGAGCCATCTCTGAAGATATTAAAGAGATTTACACTGAAGTGAAGTCTGCTGGCTATGAAACAAAGATTGTCCGTAAGATCATTTCAATTCGTCGTAAGACAAAGGAACAGCGTCAGGAAGAAGAGACACTTCTTGATCTTTATATGCAGTCAATTGGTATGGTATAATGAAAAAAGAGACCTATGGGTTTGTGATCAAACCTCCAGTAAGCAAAGCTGCATGGTGGGGAATGAGCTATCAAACCTTTGGTCTTACTGCTATGGAAGCATGGGTTCGTCATTGTCAAAGCACATATGACGACCCAGATATCTCAAGAAAGATTCAAGATTGGCATGATCGTGGATACAGAATACGCAATGCAACTTTGATTCAGTATACGGAGCCAGAAGATGAATGAACCTTTTCCCCGTACATACGATGTACTCAAAGCCAAACGAAAAGAGTTGAGTGAAGCAGAATGGAATGATGAAGACGTAGAAAGATTGAAGACTGAAATAAATAATTTAGAGAGATTGATTTCAGTTGGAGAAGACTTTATTGTTCCGTTCTAAATAGGTTGTGGAGGAAAAAGAAAGAGTTTGGGGGATAGGCGAAAGTAAACGACGCTCGCCGCTCATAACGGCGCTAAAGTAGGTGAGAGTCCTACATCCCCTACCATCTTTTTTGATAAATACACTACGTAAACATGGAGACTGCAAAATGGCTGACCTAAAAGAAAAGACTTTCGGATATGTTGTTGAATTCGATAAGTTACTCAACAAAGGAACTTTAAACGGTCTAACCATTAGAGATAGGTTGCATTTTGCAACTGAGAAAGATGCACTGAATTGGGTACGTGACGTTCAGTCTTTTGATAAAGATAATGTATTTTCACACTTCAATATAAAAGGGGCGGCATAAACCGCCCCAATTTATTTTAAATAAATCTTTTACGTGTTGATGAAACAGCAACTGGGGTAGAAACTGGTTGAGGTGCTGGAGTAGCAACTACTGTGGAAACTGGTGTGGGAGCAGATGGAATTGGAGTTACATTGACTGAAGTATCAGTTATCGTAGTTTCAGATACTATTGGAGATGAAGCCATTCCTGTTCCCGGTAATGGAATTCCATTATCAATCTTTGAAATTTTTTCTTGTGTTCTTCCATATGCAGCTACACCTAGAACTGCACCCATTGAAAGATGAAATAAACCACCATTATCAAGTGTGAGTGACTTCCATGGGACTAATTGTGTTTTTGTTATGACGGAAAATACTACATTCATAATTGGTCCAAAAATAAAATCAAAGGAACATATAGCCATATATGTCCAACCCATAAAGGGTCTCCATTTCGAAGTAACAAAATCTTCACTTGGTGCTTTTGATTCGTCAGCCATTTTTTTTATTCCTCACTCTTGAAAATTGATAAATCCAACCTAAATATATTTATGTCGTTGCATAGTTGGACGGCATATTTATGAATCTCGCTAACATAGGAGAACGATGAGATGACTAATACACCTTATAGATTCGATCATACATTTTCTGATCTTGCCAAGTTTGACAAGTTTTTTGTTGGAGCAGACAAGATTGCTCAGAAGATGAATGAAACTTACGAACACATTCAGAAGACAGCTGGCAATGGGTATCCCCCATTTAACCTAAAGAAGACAGACGAAAATGTATATGTTGTCGAACTTGCTGTTGCTGGATTTGGTAAGCAAGATATTGAATTGACTCTTGAAGAAAACAAGCTTGTCGTCAAGGGCCAAACAACTTTGGACACCCTTACTTCTGATGGTGTTGATGTACAATATCTTCATAAGGGAATTGCAGATCGTGCTTTTACTCGTACTTTTGCTCTTAATGATAATGTCGTTGTAAACAATGCTTCCATGGTAAATGGTATTCTCAAGATTTGGCTTGAACATATTATTCCTGAAAGTAAGAAACCTAAAAAGATTGATATCACCGACGATGTGACAACAGAAGTTGCCACAAAAAAGTCAACGAAACAATTTATCGCAGAATAAAAAAATGATACATGAATGGATGGACTACTGGCAGAAAGAATTTTCAGCCACTACAAGGTATTACAATATCATCAAGGAACTATCAAAATTGTCTGATAGAGAACTTTCTGATATCGGCATTTGCCGTGGTGATATCTTGAACTTAGCAATACAAAATTGCAGGAAATAAACTTAATAGGGGGTCATTGCCCCCTATTTTTTGCTTGCATCTTGGCTCACTTTGGTATAAGGTATTTGTATGAGCAAATTTTACACCCATGCACATCTTCACTTCGATACCATTCTGCTTCGTGGCTATGATGGTGGTAAACGTGTATTCGAAAAGCTGCCTTGCAAGCCGTACCTCTTTGTCCACAACAATAATCCAAACAATGTGGATGAGATTGAATTCAGGAACCTAAAGGGCGATCCTGTCAAGCGTATCGACTTTGATTCTCCAAAGGATGCTCGTGATTATGTGAAGCAATATGGCGATGTTTCCAACTTTGATATCTATGGGATGACACAGTTCGTCTACCCATTCATCAATGATTATTATCCCGGCGAAATTGATTATGACCCTAAGCAAATTTCTATCGTTAATATCGATATTGAGGTTGCAGCTGATGAAGGGTTTCCCGATATTGAAACTGCTGAAAAAGAAATAACTGCCATCACAATGAAGAAGGATGACATCTACGTTGTTCTTGGGTGTGGGGAGTTCGTAAACACCAATGAAAATGTGAAGTACTTCAAGTGTAAAGATGAAGAATCTTTGCTCATCAAATTCCTTGACCTATGGCGTATGAAGTGGTTTCAGCCTGATGTTGTGACTGGTTGGAATGTGGAGTACTTTGATATTCCGTATATCATCAATCGTGTCCGTAGGCTTCTTGGAAATGAAATGGCTAAGAAGATTTCACCTTGGGGCATCATTGAGGAACGTTCTGTAGAGAAATATGGTGTTGAACAGAAATCGTATATTCCTGTTGGCATCACAGTACTTGATTATCTACAACTCTACAGGAAGTTCACATTCACTAATCAGGAATCCTATCGTCTGGATCACATCGCCCACATTGAACTTGGCGAACGCAAACTTGATTATTCTGAATATGAATCTCTGTTCGATTTGTATAAGAAGAATTATCAGCTTTTCATTGAGTACAATATCAAGGACGTTGATCTTGTTGGTCGCCTTGATGACAAGCTGAAACTGATCGAACAAGTATTTGCTATTGCGTATGATGCGAAGGTCAACTTCTCTGATGCGTTTACTTCTGTGCGTCTCTGGGATGTAATCATTCACAACTATCTTATTAATCAGCGCATTGTTATTCCTCAGAATAAGAAGACGCATAAGGATGAACAGATTGTTGGCGCATATGTAAAAGACCCAATTCTTGGAATGCATGATTGGGTTGTATCATTCGATTTGAATTCTCTATATCCTCATCTTATTATGCAATATAATGTAAGTCCTGAAACTTTTGTGGCTATATTGCCTAAATTCTCATCTGTTGATGAATTGATTAATAGTGAATGGTCTCATAATTGTGAACATGCTATTGCTGCTAATGGTGCTATCTATCGTAAGGATAAGCAAGGCTTCCTTCCTACTCTGATGGAGAAGATGTACAATGATCGTGTCGTATTTAAGGAGCGCATGATTGAAGCCAAAAAAGATTTGGAAATAATTGAATCTGAAATGAAAAAGAGGAAAATGTTATATAAATAACATGCAGGTAGCTAACAATGGGAGCCCTTTATGTTATTACACAAACATCATATAATACCAAAACACGTTGGAGGAACAAATGATCCTTCAAATATTCAATATTTGACTGTTGAACAACATGCAGAAGCACATAAATTATTGTTTGAAAAATATGGTCGTTGGCAGGATGAAATTGCTTGGAAAGGATTGAGTGGAAGAATACCAAGTGAAGAAGTTCAACGTGAAGCAGTTAGAAAAGCAAATACTGGAAAAGTTAGAAGTTCAGAAACCAGAAAAAAAATGAGTGATGCTAAAAAAGGAAAAAAACATTCTATTACTCATGTAGAAAATAATAGAAAAGCACAGACAGGGAAAAAATTATCAGAAGATCATATTAATAATATTTCTTCTGCATTGAAAGGAAAGTTGCATAGTCCAGAACATAATGCTAAAGTTGGACGTAAGGGTAGAGTATTTACTGATGAATGGAAAAGGAAGTTGAGTGATGCTGCAAAAGCTAGACATAGAAAAGATGACGGATCAGGAGTTGATAGAGCATAGAGAAAATTTAATTAAAAAAATATCTCAATCCCACAATCTTCAACTTGCAAAGAAAATTCAACTCAACTCAGCATATGGTGCGTTGTCTAACGAATATTTTCGTTGGTATGACGACAATCTTGCTACTTCGATCACTCTTTCTGGTCAGCTTTCAATCAAGTGGATTGAAAAGAAGATGAATGAGTTTATGAATAAGGTATGCAAGACAAAGGAAGTTGATTATGTAATTGCATCTGATACTGATTCTATCTATGTGAAGATGGCTGAGATGGTAAAGCTTCTCAACACTGACGATGCGCCATTTATTGTTGGTGCTGTTGATGCTTTCTGCGAACAAAAGGTTCAGCCATTCATTGACAAATGTTATCAAGAACTAGCAGTAATGATGAATGCGTATGCACAGAAGATGCAGATGAAGCGTGAATCAATTGCTAGTAAGGGAATTTGGACTGCAAAGAAACGTTATATCTTGAATGTATGGAATAACGAAGGTGTTCAATACAGCGAACCTAAGTTGAAAATGATGGGCATCGAAGCTGTTCGTTCATCCACACCACAAGCTTGTCGAGATAATATTAAAAAAGCTATGGGCGTAATCATGTCCAAGACAGAAGATGATATGATTAAATTTATTGCTGATTTTCGTCAGGAATTCAAGAAGCTTTCGTTTGAAGAAGTTGCATTTCCTCGTGGTTGTAAGAATCTTTCTAAGTGGTCCAACAAGCAAGATATATATAAGTCAGGGACACCAATGCATGTTCGTGCAGCACTTGTATATAATAATCTTCTAAGGAATGAAAATCTGGGGAATCGTTATCCCTTTATCCAAGATGGTGATAAGATCAAGTTCTGTTATATGAAAATGCCAAATCCAATCAAAGAAAATGTTATTGCATGTCATCATAATCTTCCTCGTCAATTGGACCTTGACAAGTACATTGATTATGAGCTACAGTATTCTAAGTCATTCGTTGAGCCTATTAAAACCATTTTAGATGCGATTGGTTGGCAAGTTGAAAAACGAAATACATTAGATCAATTTTGGGAGTAAAATAAATGGATGATTTTGGTTTTACATTTTCTGATAGTCCAGAAGAAAGTTCTAAAAAGTTTCAAGCAGACTTGACTGCAAAGGCGTCAGATGTTATGAAATGGAAGAGCAAGTGTAGTGAAATGCATAGCATGATCATGCCACTCTTAAATAATTTAAAAAAGAATCCAGACAAGCCAACAATCAATTGGCCTGATCGTGAGGATAAAATCAATGAGTTTATTAAAAAACTTAATTCAATTCTAGAAAGTTAAGGAAATAATATGTCGCTAGTAGATCGCATTATGAAGAATTCAAAAATCAAGCAAGTCTCTGTTCTCTCTGAGAGCAAAATTTATGGCAAGAAGGATATGATTCCAACAAGCATTCCTATGTTGAATGTTGCATTGTCTGGAAATATTGATGGTGGATTGACACCGGGGCTTACTGTTCTTGCTGGTCCTTCAAAGCATTTCAAGTCTGCATTCTCTTTGCTTATGGCATCTGCCTATATGAAGAAGTATCCAGAAGCTGTGATGCTTTTTTATGATTCTGAATTTGGTACGCCAGAAGGTTATTTTAAATCTTTCGATATTGATATGGATCGTGTTATTCATATCCCTATCACAGATGTTGAACAGTTGAAGGTTGACTTGATGAGTCATTTGACTGTGAAGGAAGAAAGCAAGTCTGATAGCACTATCACTCGTGATGATAAGGTTGTTATTGTTATTGACTCTGTTGGTAATCTTGCTTCACGTAAGGAAGTTGATGATGCTTTGGATGGAAAGAATGTAGCTGATATGTCTCGTGCAAAGGCATTGAAGTCTTTGTTCCGTATGATTACACCTCATTTGACACTCAAGGATATTCCTTTGATTGCAGTCAACCATACCTACAAGACTCTTGAAATGTATAGCAAGGATGTTGTTTCTGGTGGTACTGGTATCTATTATTCTGCTGATACAATCTGGATTCTTGGTCGTCAGCAAGATAAGGATACCAAGACAAAAGAAATTGATGGTTATAGCTTCATCATCAATGTTGAGAAGTCACGTTATGTAAAGGAAAAGAGCAAGATTCCTATTAACGTCACATACGAAGGTGGCATCAATAAGTGGTCTGGTCTTGTTGACCTTGCAGAAGAAGGCAAGTATGTTGTCAAGCCTTCTATGGGATGGTATCAAAGGTTCGATAGCAGCACTGGTGAATTTGTTGGTGACAAGATGCGAATGGCTGATATCGAAAACAATAGTTCTTTCTGGAAGAAGCTGTTTGATGAAACTGACTTTGCAGATTGGTTGAAGAATAAGTACACTACTGTTTCTGGTTCTTTGGTTCATGATGATGATGAAGGTGATGAGGATGAGTGAGAAAATAGAAGTTAATTACACTGGGGTTGGATTCCCCGGTCTGTTGACAATCTTGTTTATTGGGCTTAAGCTTACTGGATATATTGATTGGGATTGGATTTGGGTTCTTTCCCCTTTGTGGGTTGGCTTTGCATTGTTCTTTGGTGTTATTTTGTTTGCATCTGTTGTTGCTATTTTATTTGCAATTATCATCGCATCATTCGACAGTATCTTTAAAAGAAAGAAGTAAATGATTGAAAAAACCATTCTATCTCATCTGATCTACAATGAACCTTACTCACGTAAGGTTCTTCCTTTTATTAAGGATGATTATTTTCATACACTTTCAGACAAAACTATCTATAATTTAATAAAGGAATATGTAGAAAAGTATAATGCACTTCCTACAAAGGAAGTGCTTTATCTTGAATTGGATAACAAGGATGGAATTTCTGAGAACATCTTCAAGGATGCAAAATCTTTGATTGATGATATGACGAAAGAAGATACTAAAATAGAATGGCTTCTTGATTCAACTGAAAAGTTTTGTCAAGATAAAGCAATCTATAATGCTATCATGGCATCCATTAAAATTCTTGATGATAAGAAAGAGTCACAAAGTAAAGGCGCAATTCCCAATCTTCTTTCAGAAGCTTTGGGAGTTTCGTTTGATGTGTCTATTGGTCATGATTATCTAGATAATTCAGATGATCGTTTTGAATTTTATCATGAGAAAAAGGAGCGTATTCCATTTGATCTAGATTATATGAATAAAATTACCAAGGGAGGTCTTATCAAAAAGAGCTTAAATATTGCTCTTGCTGGTACTGGCGTTGGCAAATCATTGTTCATGTGTCATTGCGCCACAAATAATTTAGCGCAAGGAAAGAATGTTCTTTATATTACCATGGAAATGGCAGAAGAGAAGATTGCTGAACGAATTGATGCCAATCTACTCAACGTCACCATTGACGAATTGGCTCTTCTACCCAAGGATGTGTATGATAAGAAAATCAATCGTGTTAAGGAAAAAACTACTGGAAAGTTGATTATCAAAGAATACCCAACAGCATCGGCTGGTGCAGCACATTTCAGACATTTGATCAATGAGCTTCGTATCAAACGGAACTTTATTCCAGATATTATCTATATCGATTATCTGAATATCTGTTGTTCTTCACGTATCAAGTCAGGGTCAAATGTAAATTCTTATACCTTGATTAAATCTATTGCAGAAGAATTGCGTGGATTGGCTGTAGAGTTTGCTGTTCCTATTGTTTCTGCAACTCAAACAACACGTTCTGGGTATGGCAACTCAGATGTTGAGCTAACTGATACTTCTGAATCATTTGGTTTGCCCGCAACTGCAGATTTCATGTTTGCTTTAATAAGTTCTGAACAGCTTGAATCTCTTAATCAAATTATGATCAAGCAACTCAAGAACCGCTACAATGATCCTACAATCCATAAAAAGTTTGTTGTGGGTGTTGACAGAGCTAAAATGAGATTGTATGACGTTGAACAGTCAGCGCAGGACGATATTGCGGATGACAAACCGGTTTTCTCCAAATCAAAGTTCGGTGGACTTGATGAGGAAAAAAAGCAAAAGATCAAGGGTCTTCTTGGTAAATAAAAACAGAAATCCCACTCAAAAAGTGGGATTTTTTACTTGACAAGGTTTTTTATGAGTGTATACTACGGATGTCTTAATGAAAGGATATAAATATGATCGATAAGAATACTTTTTCCTATGATGATGAAGATTTTAATACCCTTGTATCGGTATTAATCCCAGAAGATGAAGAAGATATCTTGCAAGATATCCAAGAATATGTTAGAGAATCAACACCTGAGTATCTCAGGAAAGAAACTTTGTTGTATTAATGGAGTGACAAAATGAACAAGATTATCAAGACTTATAGTGTAGAATTGGGTAAGTGGGTTGTTGGATATTGGATTGACAATACACGTTTCAAGATTATTTGTTTTGAATAAAAATGGCTCTTGAGAACTATCTCATCAAGAGAATTGATTATCAAACTGCTATGAAGATAATTGTTGAGAAGCATTATCTTCATAGAAAAGCACCTTGTAGTATTGCATTTGGATTATTTTTGGATGATGAATGCAAAGGTGTTGTTATATATGGTACACCATCATCTGCACCTCTAAGGAGAGGAATTGCTGGTGATGAAAATGTAAACAATGTAGTAGAGCTTACTAGGTTATGGGTTTGTGATTCAGTACCAAGGAATGGTGAAAGTTTCTTGATAGGGAATACAATAAAACAATGTGGTAAGGAGATTGTTGTATCATATGCTGAGATAGAACAAGGACATTTAGGTATTGTATATCAGGCAACAAACTGGTATTATACGGGACTATCTGCTAAAAGAACGAACTGGGTTGTTGAAGGTATTGATAGGCATTGTCAGACAATTGCAGATAAATACACCTCAAAGGAATTAAAAGAACTTTATGGCGATAAGTTCTCTCTCAAGCCTAGACCAAGAAAACACAGGTATGTGTTTGTGAATGCGAAGGGAAAGAGAAAGAAAGAATTGTTACAGAGTTTGAAATATAAGATAATGCCCTATCCTAAAAATAGTAGTTGACATGGATAGGAATTGTGGTAATATACGTTATACGCTGTTTGACATTGTTGGAATAAAGAACATCGGGGATTTTTGCTCTTGTAGTAAGAATTCTTACCTCATCGTGGGTGTAACGATGTTTCTTCACGGGCGTATCGGAGCGATGGCTACCGGAAAGCCGACTAGGCTGCTCAATCCGATTAATTGGCCATAATGATCGGTGGTTATAGCAGTTAGATAGCCGGTACGTCTTTGAAGAAACATCTTATTAGGTGTGGTGTTATGGAAAATTGCAGTGTTCCTGCATAGCGCACAGTCAATGGGTTCCTCTGTCCAGCTGGCACGGCCAATACTGAGTTGTAACTAAAAGGTGGGGTCGCTCCTACTGCATAAGGGTACAGATTAAAGCGAACGGTATGGCGGTCTATCCATATCCATAACATAACATCACACCTAATAAGATTTTCAGTCTATAGGGGAGTCTGGCCGTCCCCGCATCCCTTGGAAGGATGAGATCGCTGGTCCAAATCCAGCTAGACTGACCATTATAGAGAAGAACTTGGATGGACCATAATTAGAGTTAGATGGTCAGAATATAAAAAGTTGTCAGATAAAAAAAAATTTGTTGAAGAAATCCTTCAACATTTGAACGGGTAATTCAGTAGGTAGAATAATGGTCTTTTAAACCATAAGTCGTGGGTTCGAACCCCACCCCGTTCACCATTACGATCTGAGTTCCGTGGTTTTCGAAATAAACGGTTCCAGAAAGTCATCGACCGTTGTTCCCACCTTGGCACAATCGATGTAAAAAAAGCTGATAACTATATGTGACGAGCGAGCAGTAGTTAACGGTGGGAATAATAATTATAAATACCGATATGAAACGTATCGGAGTTTGTTATGAACACAGTTCTTACCCATTTTTATAATGAAGAATATATGTTGCCATGGTGGATTGACCATCACAAAAAACTGTTTGATAATGGTATCATGATCAATTATCATTCTACAGATAGATCATTAGAAATTTGTAAAGAACTTTGCCCTAAGCACTGGAAAATTGTCAATACAGTTAATGATGATTTCTCAGCTGATTATGTAGATTTAGAAATTAAATATTATGAAAATTCTGTAGAAGGGTTTAAATTGACTCTTACAACAACAGAATTTTTATTTGCCCCATCTCCTTTAAATGATCTTAACAAATATTTTTTACAAAGAAATGTTGAGTATTTAAAAACATGGGGTGTGTGTATGGTAGATATTGATCCAGAAAATATACCGACACATGATATGCCCTTGTTTGCACAAAAATATCATGGAATGATTAAAGATTATGTTGGTCCTTCTTTTGATCCACACCTTGATTATTATAAAGGGTTATATGGTAGATATTATCATAATCAACCATTTGGTAAATATGGTTCTGGTAGACATACAGTTCATAGTATGAATCAAGCTGGTGTATCAAATGTATTTACTTTAAAATACAAATATTCGCCATGGAACGACACAACAATAAAGCGAGTACAGCAATTTAAAAATAAAATACCACAAAATGATTTGAATTCTAATAAAGGTCTTCCTCATATGCAATCAGAAGATGAACATACAAATGTTTATAATCATTTTTTATCAACTGCATATGATTTAAGATCAGATACATCATTTTTGAATGCATATAATTATTGTATGAGTTTAGTTTGAACACAGTTCTTACCCATTTTCACAATGAAGAATATCTTCTTCCTTGGTGGATTGATCATCATTCAAAACTTTTTGATAACGGTATAATGATAAACTATCATTCGACTGATCGTTCTGTTGAAATATGTAAAGAACTTTGTCCTAAACATTGGAAAATTGTTAACACAGTTAATGATGATTTTTCCCCAGACCCTTTGGATCAAGAAATTAAATATTATGAAAATTCCGTAGAAGGGTTTAAATTGACTCTTACAACAACAGAATTTTTATTGACTCCAAAACCTTTAAGCGAACTTAACAAATTTCTTTTATATAGAAATGTTGATTATGTTAAGTTATGGGGCGTGTGTATGGTTGATGTTGATCCATATAATTTGCCAACTCATGCTGCTCCTTTATTTGTACAAAAATGTCATGGAATGATTTCTGGTTATGCAATTCCAAATTCTCCATGGGGAATGGACCCATATAATGTTATGTACGGCAGGTATTACCATAATCAACCATTTGGAAAATATGGAACTGGTAGACATCGTATTTTAGAAGGAACAGAATGTGGTGCATCAAATGTATTTACTTTAAAATATAAATATTCGCCATGGAACGAAACAACAATAAAACGAGTACAACAGTTTGGTTCTAAATTGCCAAATGATATTTCTTCTTTACACAAAAAACCAGAACTTCAACATCAAATATTATATAATCATTTTTTAATGACGGCATATGATTTAAGATCAGATACATCATTTTTGAACGCATATGATTATTGTCTAGGATTAGTTTAATGAATACAGTTATCACACATTTTTATAATGAAGAATATTTTCTTCCTTGGTGGATTAAACATCATTCAAAATTATTTGATAACGGTATAATGATAAACTATCATTCGACTGATCGTTCTGTTGAAATATGTAAAGAACTTTGTCCTCCTAATTGGTTAATTGTTGATAGCAAAAATCAATATTATGAAACAGAATCAGTAGATAGAGAAGTTATAGAATATGAACAATCCGTAGAAGGATTTAAAATAGCTCTTACATTAACTGAATTTTTCTTTACTCCTATGTCTCTTGAAGATGTAAATGCATCTCTTGCCGGTTATAGATATCTTAAGACATATGGCGTGTGTATGGTTGATTTAGAACCAGAAATTTTGCCTAATTATAATAAAACTTTGTTTGAACAAAAACATCATGGTATGATTTCTAATTATACTGCAACAGATTTGATTAATGGATTACAAAATAATCAATATGATATTTTGTATGGAAGATATTACCATAATCAACATAATGGTAATTATCAACCGGGAAGACATATGATAAATGATAATACCGGCGTATTAAAATCTGATAGTATTTTTACATTAAAATACAAATATTCTCCGTGGAATCCTTCTACATATAAAAGAATTAGACAATTTGGACCACTTGTAACAGAGGTTGAAAAACAAAAAAAACGTGGACTGCATTATCTTTTAACAAATAAAGAACATGTGACAGAATATAACCATTTGATGACACAAGCAGTTAATTTAATGGAAAATGAGTCATTTAAAAACGCATTTGAGTATTGCAATTACCTTTGACATGTGATATAAAAGATAAAATGGAGGTGCAAATGGGTGAAGCAGAACGGCGTGGAATGATTGGGGTCATCAAAAAATTTGATCGTGCCGATCACATTCAGTATGACCAACTTGGGCGTGATGCCATGAAAGAATTTCTCAACAAAAAATTTGAAGAATTTCGCACCATTGATAATCCTAATGTTCATGGTATTGATCTTTTAACTTTAGATAATAAAGAACAAGTCGTTCATTGTTGGGAAATTGAAGTTCGCCATGGAAATTGGCAAGGAGATAAAAATTTCCCTTTCCGTGAAATTAATTGTATTGAGCGCAAAGATCATCAATGGAGACGGGAAGAAAGTTTTACAAAGAAAATTCCTTTCAATCTTCATCCTAAATATCAAATATCATATGTTCAATTAAATAAAGAATGTACTAGAGCAGTTCTTATTGACAGTCGCAAGATTTTAGAGTATCCTTTGAAACCTTGGGCAAATCGTAAATCTGATGGCGAGTATGTTCGTCAAGTTCCTATAAGTGAAACTATTCAGATTAAACTGAATAAATAAAATGGAGTTTTAAAATGGCAAAGGTAAACAAGACAAAAGACAGCTACAATGTAGGCTATACTCTTCGTGATGCTAATACACATGACGATATTGTTTGTGTTAACATGAATTGGGAAAATCGACCAATTGAAGAAATCAAGGAAAACATCAATACATGGCTTCGTGCTATTGGCCTTGATCTTGTAGTCGTAGATAAGGTAAACCTATAATGATTAAGCTCTTGACTATTTCACTTATTGCTGTATCATTAGCTGGATGTACAGTTAGAGAACAACAAGTTTTGACAGCTGGTGCTGCTGGAGTTGTTGTTGGTAGTTTATTGACACAACCAACTCCTGTATATGTTGAAGAGCGTTATATTCCTATCCCACCTCGTCGTTACGGTAATTGTTATAAAATATGGGATAGAAATTATAGAGAACATGTAGTCTGTAGGTAAATAAAAATATTTCCTTGTAGCTCAGTTGGTAGAGCATGTGACTGTTAATCACAGGGTCGTTCGTTCGAGCCGAACCGGGGAAGCCATTATATAGGTTGGTCGCTATAAATAGACTCGTGTGGGTCTACGGTTAACCCACAGTTTTTTGAAGGTAAAAAATGTCAATAACAGTTATAGATGATGTCTTTACTAAAGAAGAAATAGAAAGAACGCATAGAGAATGTTTATCTATTCCTTGTATTTGGAGTGCCAGAAGCAATCCAAAATGGAAATTTTGGACTGGTACGATATTTAATAAAAATGATTCTAGTAAAAATATATATCATACTTTACCAAGTATTAATAATACATGGCAAAAAATTAAAAATGCTTTAGAAATATCTGATGAATATACTTTTAATTCTGTTTATATAAATTGTAGTGGTATTGGTAATGATTGCCCTCTTCATAATGATTTTGGAGAGTTTACTATATTATATTATACTAATCCAAATTGGAAAATAGAATGGGATGGCGGAACATCTTTTTATAATAAAGAAAGAGATGATTGTATAGCATCTGTATCTTATAAAGCAGGTAGAATTGTTTCTTATGAAGCAAGCACACCACATAAACCAGACTCTATATCTAGAGAAGCTGATGATATTAGAGTTGTGTTAGTTATAAAGTTAATAAAGAATAGCCCTTAAAGCATTAGCGGTGATGCACTGGTTTTGTAACCCAGAGAATCGAGTTCAACTCTTGATAAGGGCACCAAAAAAACAAGGAGATATATTATGAAAAACGATCCATATAAAGTAACTTATAATTTTACTGTAGAGCACGAAAATGTTGATTTGATTGATCATCCAAGAAACTCATTAACAACATTATCATTTGATGGTACTGATGCTCCTCTTGGTGTTGTGGTTGGTCAATTTGAAACATTTTTAAAGGCAGCTGGATACTATTTTGATCATCTTGATATAGTCAAGGATTCTTATTTGAAGTAAAATAAAATTTGATCTGGATACTAGGATACGTGATAAAGTCGTGCGTAATTACCGTAACCCCTAGTCGCAATGCCAGACAAAATTTGAGACAAATATATAGAATAAGTTCCTTACTTATTTTTATATGTACGTGAGTCTCAGCTCTTAACATAGAGGTGTAAAATGCAAAATATGAATATCGAAAATGTTATTGAGTTTATTAAGAATCAATCACCAGAAACAAAAATTTATATTGGTGCTGATTCTGAAAAACTTAATGTTAAAGGAATTTGGTATGCAGATTACACTCTAGCAGTTGTTGTTCATATTAATGGCAATAATGGATGTAAAGTTTTTGGTTCAGTCCACCGTGAACGGGATTATGATAATGCAAGGAAAGATCGTCCCCGTATGCGTTTGATGACTGAAGTTTATAAGGTTGCAGAATTATATTTACAATTGGCAGAAGTTCTTGAAGATCGTTATGTTGAAGTTCATCTAGACATCAATCCTGATGAATTGCATGGTTCATCGTGTGTTCTTAATGAAGCTATTGGATATATCAAGGGCATGTGTAATGTCATTCCAATGGTCAAGCCTAATGCGTTTGCTGCTTCGATTGCAGCTGATCGTATGAAAGAATTGCTTGTTGCATAAATATAATACTTCTTATAAAAAAGGATATACTAACAATGTCTAAGAATATCGTATCTTTCAGGGAATTTGTCGAAAAGTTGAATGAAAAGTTCAATGATGATGAAGTTTCTGTTGCAAACAAAACTTCTAGGTCTGGTGGAGCTGTTTCTGGAAAAGCTTTGGTTCCTCGTCATGTAGAGACTGTTGCTGCTAAAAATGATCATATTTTAGATTTTGGTGCTGGAAAAGATGCTGTTCATGCAAAAGGATTGCGTGAAAAGGGGTTCAATGTTACTGCTCATGAGTTTGGTTCAAACCAAAAAGAAGGTATACATGATCCCAAGGCATTAGATAAACAGTACCACACAGTTTATGCTTCTAATGTTCTTAATGTTCAAAGTGGACAGGAAATGCTTGGTAAAACTCTTGACCAAATTCATAAGGCAACACTTCCCGGTGGTCAATTTGTTGGAAATTATCCAATGAGTCCACGTAAGTCTGATCTTAAGCACACAGATGTTCATGATGAATTGAAGAAAAGATTTTCTGATGTTAATGTTATTGGTGGTACTAAACAAGCTCCTGTTTTCCATGCAAGAAACCCAAAATAATATTTTGTATAAATATATGATATTAATTTATTTTTCAAAGGATTTATCACATGCTATCATTTAGTTCGTTTCTTACAGAATCAATGTCAGAGAGTGACTTGCCGGGTGTACCTAAAGTTCTCCATGATTTTCTTTTTCATTTGAGTGGTCCATGTGATCCCACTGGAAAAAGTAAGAAGGGTCTTAATGAAGATAATGATCTAGATGAGGCAACTCTTTTTGACATTAATCGTGGTGATAAGCCGGGCGAACTTGCACATAAGTCAATGAATCTTCCTAAGACAAGTGCTATTATTAACAAGTCTAAGGAAGAAGGTCTTGGTGAAAACGAAAATCTTCATAAGAAGATTGGTGCAGGTTTCCATAAAGCTTTTGGTGAAATGGATAAAGAAACACCAGCCCAAAGCAAAGCAAAGCTTAAGGAATCACATGCTGTTTTGCATCAATTTGCCAAGGATCGTGGGTTCAAAACTCGTCCTGAACTTCTAGGTGAAAATGGCAAGACAATGAAGTCAACTGGTGAAGGTGTTCATACTAAAGGTCTTGCTCTTGCACCTCATGCTACTAATGGTTTGAAGGATTTTGACGTATGCCCAAGAGCTTCTAAAGAATGTCGTAAGAATTGTCTTGGAACAGAAGCTGGTGGTAATAGACAGTACCCTGATAATTCTCTTTCATCAAAAGTTCTTCGTACACATTTTCTTGCTGCACATCCAGAACATGCTGCTCGTATTCTTGATCATGAAGTTGGTAGACATGTTAAGGCAGCAACAAAAGCAGGTTATAAGCCCGGCGTTCGTTTGAATGTAACTTCTGATATTGCATGGGAAAAACATGCTCCACAGTTGTTCAAGCGTCATCCTACTGCACAGTTTTATGATTATACTAAAATGCACAACAGAGTAGGTCATCCTAATCTTCCTGAGAATTATCATCTTTCTCTTTCTCATACTGGTGCCAACCATGAAGAGTCAAATGATAAGGAAGCAGCAGCTGCACTTCACAAGGGTCATGTTGTAGCAATGGTTTATCAACGTGGAAAGAATGTACCTCATCCAACTCATGTTGAAGATGTGAAGACTGGAAAGCGTTTCCCTGTTGTTGGTGGCGATAATGATGATAATACATTTGATCGTCATGCACAGGCTGGACTTCATGAAGGAAAAAAAGATCAGGGAGTTGTTTCTGGTTTGAAGCTTAAGGGCGTCAAGAATGAAGATGCTGGAAAGTTTGCAAACAAGGTTGATAAGGATGGAGTTATTCGTATCAACAAGTAATACTATATAATGAATATGCGGGTGTAACTCAGGGGTAGAGTCACAGTCTTCCAAACTGTTGGTCGCTGGTTCGAATCCAGTCATCCGCTCATAAGCGCCCCGTTTGTATAAATAGCATTAGAAATAAGTCTATTATACAAACGGGGGCAGTATATGTTCTATACAATATATAAAATTACAAATAATATAAATCAAAAATATTATATCGGAATGCACAAAACATCTAATTTAGAAGATGGATATATGGGTTCTGGTAAACTTATTAAAAGAGCTATAAAAAAATATGGTATTGAAAACTTTACCAAAGATATTCTTCACATATTTGATAATGAAAAAGATATGAAGAACAAAGAAAAAGAACTTGTTGTCATAAATGAAATGAGTTATAATCTTTGTGATGGTGGACATGGTGGATTTAGTTATATCAATAAACAACCTGAAAAAAAAGATTGGGTATTAAAAGGTAGAATTGCTACTAATATTGCACTTAAAGAAAAATATGGAGTATCAAATTCTTCGCAAATAGATTTCGTAAAAATTAAACTAAGTGAGAAAACAAAATTAAGACATGAAAAAGGGTTAATGAAACCTCCTCCATCTTTTTTAGGAAAAAAACATTCTGAAGAGACAAAACAAAAAATGAGAAATTCTAAAAAATCTAAAAATTTAATAGGATCAAAAAATTCTCAATATGGTACTTGTTGGATTACTAATGGAAATGAAGATAAAAAAATTCATAAAGATGAACTCGACAAATTTATTATTTTAGGTTATATTAAAGGTAGATTAATGAAACCACCGCCATCTTTTTTAGGAAAAACACATTCTGAAGAGGCAAAACAAAAAATGAAAAAAGTTTGATGATGAAAAAAGTATTAGTGACAGGTGGATATGGCTATATTGGTTCACATACGATTAAGAGATTAGCCGAATGTGGATATGTAGTCGATTCACTTGACATTAAACCCTCATCTAATGATATATTACCATATGTCAGAAAAAATATTTTTGGTGATATTAGAACTGATAATTATTTGGGAAGTTATGATGCAGTTGTGCATCTTGCTGGTTTAATAGATGTATCAGAATCTATTTACAAACCATGGGATCAAGTTAAAACAAATTTAATCGGTGTAAAAAATATCTTAAAATATGCACCTACAGATAATTTTATCTTTGCATCTACTGCAGCTGCATTTGATCCATTTTCTTCCCCTTATGCTCAATCAAAACTCATAGCAGAAAGTATTATTAAAGAACATGCAAAAGAAAAAGAAACAGAATACACAATCTTTCGATTCTTCAATGTTGCTGGCAATAATGGAACGTTTGGTCAAATTGGTAAAGCAACCCACTTAATTAGAATTGCTGCAGAAACTGCGGTAGGTACTAGACCATATATGCATTTATTTGGTACTAATTATGATACTAAAGATGGAACATGTTTAAGAGATTATATTCATATATTGGATTTGACAGAAGCTATTGTTAAAGCAATTGACAAACCAAAAAATACACAGTATGAATGTATTGGTTCTGGTTATGCAACTTCATGCCGTCAAGTTATTGAAGTAATGAAAGATGTTACTGGTATAAATTTTAAAGTTATTGAAACTAACGGAAGAATAGGCGATCCTATTTCATCGTTGATACCAAATAATTTAGAAAAATCTGATTATTTAGAATGTAGATATAATTTAGTAGATATGTGCCTTAGTGTATATTTGAGTGAATTGTTTAAACGGAAAAATAATTGAGTGGTCTAAAGCACACGTTTGCTAAATGTGCGAACCTTGACTGGTTCCGTGGGTTCGAATCCCACACTTTCCACATAAGCGCCCCGTTTGTATAAATAGCATTAGAAATAAGTCTATTATACAAACGGGGGCAGCATTGTTTTATACAGTTTATAAAATTACAAACAATATTAATAACAAATACTATATTGGAATGCATCAGACAAAAAATCTTGATGACGGATATATGGGTTCTGGTAAGCTTATTAAAAAAGCTATACAAAAATATAGTATTGAAAATTTTACCAAAGAAATACTTCATGTGTTTGATAATGAAGAAGATATGAAGAACAAAGAAAAAGAACTTGTTGTTATAAATGAAATGAGTTATAATCTTTGTGATGGTGGACATGGTGGGTTTGGGTATATAAATCGAACAGGTTTAAGTAATTTACATAATCAAGCTAGTTTAGGTGGAAAAGCTGCGGCTAAATTACATCCACAAGGAACTTTTGGTGGAAAAAAACATACAGAAGAAACAAAACAAAAAATATCAATTATTAAAAAAAATAACAAAGCTTTTCTAGGAAAAAAACATACAGAAGAAACAAAACAAAAAATGAGAGATTCTAGAAAATTTAAAAATATAGGAATAACAAATTCACAGTATGGTAGTTATTGGATAACGGACGGATTTAATAATAAAAAAGTATCCGACAATCATATACCTGATGGTTGGATTAAAGGTAGAAAAAATATATAAATAATTAATATCAGTGAAGTGTTACGGTAGCACATCGGTCTCCAAAACTGAGGGCGAGGGTTCGACTCCTTCCACTGGTGCCATTTTAATCATGAGGAAAATATGAAAGTTCTTGTTATTGGTGCTGGTATTACAGGAATAACGACTGCATATAGTCTAGCGAAACGTGGCGTTGATGTTACAGTAATTGATGAAGAAAACTATCCTGCTATGAAAACTTCATATGCTAATGGTGGTCAGTTATCAGTTAGTAATAGTGATGTGTGGACTACAGTTCCTAATTTGATTAAAGGTATGAAGTGGGCATTTACTAAAGATGCACCGCTTCTTATGAATCCTTCTCCTTCCATTGCTAAGTACAATTGGATTGCTAAATTTATTATGCAATCATTTACTGGAAATGCAGTTGAAAATACTATCAAGACTGCAGAGATAGGTTTACAGGCTCGTTGGCTTTATAATAGGATTGTGGAAGAAGAGAAAATTCAATTTGATTTGAAAAAGAAAGGCATTCTTCATTTCTATAAAAACGAAGAATATTTCGAAGCAGCAAAGAAAAGTTGTGAAGAAATATATTGGAGGATTGGTGAAGAAAGAAGTATCTTTTCTAAGAAACAAGTTCTTGACATTGAACCTTCTTTGAGTTATGCTTCTGGAATTATTGGTGGTACGTATACGCCGTCTGATATGACAGGAGATATCCACAAGTTTTGTGTTGGTATGGAGAAAGTTCTTAAATCAAAATATAATGTTAAGTTTATGTACGGAAAATCTGCAAAACCTACAGATGCAGATGTATATGATCATGTTGTTCTTTGTGCTGGTGTAAAAAGTGCAGAATTTTCAAAAAATATTGGAGACCCACTTGACATTTATCCAGTAAAGGGGTATAGTATTACACTAGAAGTTGGTAATGGATGGGAAGATGCACCTATGGTAAGTCTTCTTGATGATGAAGCAAAGATTGTAACATCACGATTAGGTTCAAGATTTAGAGTAGCTGGTACGGCAGAGCTTGCTGGTATTAACTATGATATTCGTAAGGACAGAATTGATCCACTGGTAAAATGGGTGCGTAAGAATTTCCCATATATATCTACAGAACACACTAATCCTTGGGCTGGTTTGCGTCCTATGACACCGACTATGCTTCCAGTGGTTAGAAGGTCTAAAGTGAAAAATATATGGTATAATACAGGTCATGGTCATTTGGGGTGGACACTAAGTCCTGCAACAGCCGAAATGATTACTGAGTTGATAATTGGAGGATAGCGAGCAAGGTGCTCAAAGAGTCTTGAAAACTCTGCCACCGCAAGGTTGATGGTTCGATTCCTTTATCCTCCGCCACTTTAATATGGAGAATGATATGATTCTTTCTAGTTTTTACAATTATGAGCGTAACCGTAGAGCAGAAATTATTAAATGTGATGATGGTTATCATGTTAGATTATTCATTGATAATGTATTAGAAGAAGTTCGTGATGTTACTAAGCACAGTTTGCATTATGCAGAAGATTGTGCAGAAAATTTCGTAGAAGGCATTTTTGATATTGACACCTTTAAGAAAGTAGTTTAATATACTGTTTATGGATCAGTTCAGCAACCTAACAAAAATCTTTCGCAAAAAAAGACCCAAGTTGATCCAGTAAAATTTAAGATTGACCTTCCAGCAAACCTCATTTTATCGGTCTAGTAACTTTGTTGTTACGTATAATTGTGTCCATGTGGCATAATTTAAGTGGTTATGTTTCGATAGAATCCACTTTAAAAAATGAAAGTAGAAGTCAATCTGTTATAAGTATTAAGTTTTAGGTTTCCTTCAGCAAACATTCTAGGATAATAAAAACTGCCTTTTACGTGGTTTTTTAGCTGGTTCAAACCCAGCAAAAAGTGAAACCTGTAGAGTTTTAGGATTGTTACAGCATATATGCACTTGACTTGTAATCAAACCTGCAAAGGGCAATCCTGATGAGTTAGAGTTTAAGGGTCAGTTCAGCAACTATAAAAAATCTTTTTGCATACAAAAGACCAAAGTTGACCCTGTTGAATAAAGGTTAGATACAGCAAACAGCTGCATTTGAAAGCGTGATAACAGCGCAGGCGGTAGAGCGAAGGCATTTGCCTACTGGATGGTCGTGGTTCCTGCGGGGACTGCATAATAACCTGACTTGTTGTAGTCTTGTATTACAATCTGAGTGGTGTACCATAATGATGCGACTAACCTGTTGAGTTGACAATAATTAGAGAGTATATTAATATAATATTTCATTGTCGGTCCTATGTGTGATTGATAATGTATTTATAAGAAACGTTAAGATTGATAACAGCAAAGGAGATATAAAATGACTACTTTTACAGAAGCAGTGAAAAATCAATCTGAAAGAACAACTAATGGAATGAAAGCTCGTAAAGATACAGGTAATGCATTAACATCACTTTTCTTCAAAATCGGCGCTATGCGTGGTCAAAATGTAATTCCTGCTTGGACTGCTGCTTATGTTCAGGACAAGGAGCTTGCAACTCGTATTGCTCTTTGGGCTCGTGACGTTCGTGGTGGTGCTGGCGAACGTAAGATCTTCCGTGATATCCTTGTTGATATGGCAAACACTGATCGGGTTCGTGCATCTGATGTGATGCGTAAGGTTCCTGAGCTTGGTCGTTGGGATGATCTGCTTGTACTTGTTGGTACTCCTATGGAGGAACAGGCATTCTATATGATCCGTATTGCTCTTGAAGACAATATGGGTCTCTGCGCAAAGTGGATGCCTCGTCAGGGTGAAGTAGCTGTGAAGCTCCGTAAGCACCTTGGTTGGACTCCTAAGTTCTATCGTAAGCGTCTGGTTGAATTGACCAAGGTTGTCGAAACTCAGATGTGTGCTAAGGATTGGGATAATATCAATTTCAATAATGTTCCTTCTGTTGCTTCTACTCGTTATAAGAAGGCATTTGCCCGTCATACCGATAAGTATAAGGAGTGGACTTCTGCTCTTGTTTCTACCGATCCAGAGGTGAAGGCTTCTGTTAAGGTCAATGCTGGTGCAGTGTATCCTTACGATATATTAAAGGGTGTAATTACTCATTATCGTATGGATTATAACAAGTCCAATCTTGATCATATTACTGCCCAATGGGATGCTCTTCCCAACTATGTTGGTGATGCAAACATTCTTCCTTTGGTTGATGTTTCTGGTTCAATGACTTGTCCTGCTGGGAGATATAATAGTAAGTCTGGAACTACTTGTCTTGATGTTGCTGTGTCTCTTGGTTTGTATCTTGCTGATAAAAACACTGGTAAGTTCAAGGATACATTTCTAACTTTCTCTGCCAATCCTGAATTGCTTCATCTTAAGGGAAATATTGTTCAAAAGATTGAGCAAATGGTTGGGTCTAATTGGACTATGAATACTGATTTGCATAAGGCTATTCATAAGATTCTTGGGGTAGCAGTTGCTGGTGATGTTCCTCAGTCTGAAATGCCAAAGATTCTTTTGATTCTTTCTGATATGCAATTTGATTCATGTGCCACTTATGATGATTCTGGTATTGAAATGATTGAGCGTAAGTATGCTGAGTCTGGATATGAAGTTCCTAAGATTGTTTTCTGGAATCTCAATTCTAATGATAATGTTCCTGTGAAGTTCGATAAGAATGGAACAGCACTTGTTTCTGGGTTTTCTCCTTCCATTCTAAAGGCAGTTCTTGCTGGTGGCATGGAAGAATTTACTCCAGAGGCTATTATGATGAAGGCAGTCATGAATGAGCGTTATACTTTCTAAATATTAGGGGGGAAACTCCCTAATATGGACCTAAACGAGAGTAACTGAGACAACTCGTTGCACTGCAGAATTGCTGGTAAAACCGTTAAATTCCTTCTCAGGATTTGCATTTAGCAGGGGTCCATTTTATTTTTTGGGAAATCAATTAGATTGTTGAAATTCTGCAATTTATAAATACTCCAAGAAACGGAGTATTAAAATGTGGAAATGTAAACACTGCAATCAAGAATTTGATTTTAATCGTACAACTGAAAAAGGTAATCATAGTAAACATTGTGAGAAAAATCCTAATAGAAAAGTTTCGTATGATAAAATAAGCAAATCTAGTGATAAAAGATTTGGAACTTTCATAAAATTTTCTGTTATTTGTAAATCTTGTAATAATGAATTTGAAGTTGAAGAAAGAAAAAATTTATTCCCTTCTAAATCTCAATATTTTTGTTCAAGAAGTTGTGCCAATAGTATTGGTGGTAAAGCCAAATCTGAAAAATATCACTATGATGAGGTAGCTACATATGTTACTATTGCTTGGAGATATCATGAAAGAAAATGTTTAGTATGCGAAGAAGTTAATGTTGTAGCTGTTCATCATTTAAATGAAAATCATAATGATAATAGACCAGAAAATCTTGTTCCATTATGTCCGACACATCATCAGTACATGCACAGCAAACATAAATACCTTATAGAAGATAAGGTACTAGAATATGTAAATACTTGGGGTAGGCTCAGGGCAAGCAGGAATCCTTTGCAAGGAATCTGAGGTGGGTTCGAGTCCCACTTACTCCACCATTACTTTATACGGGGAAGTGAGTCCAGAGCGGTTATGGCAAGGTCTGCAAAACCTTTTTAGGTGGGTTCGACTCCCATCTTCCCTTCCAAAAACAGGTTATAAAATGAATACTGAAAAACTATTGAAAAGAAAAACAGAATTGTTTGCTCCAATTGAGCAACAAATTTTAATGACTGATGAGCCAAATGATTTGCTTCTTCTTGCATCTAATATGTGCGAATCATCCTGTAGAATATTTTTAAATCATTTTACAGAAGAAGAAACTAAAAGTTTGATTAAAGAGTTATTACGTATAACTATTAATGAAAAAAGAGGGGATTTTTGATCCCCTCTTTTAATTTATTATGCTGCAATATCGTCTTCAACAGTTGTTGCATCAGGTGCAATATCGTCTTCAGTTGATTCAGTATCGTCTTCAGTTGATTCAGTATCATCTTCAGTTGATTCAGTATCATCTTCAGTTGATTCAGTATCATCTTCAGTTGATTCAGTATCATCTTCAGAAAATTCTTCATCTGAATCAACAGTATAATCTTCTGTAGAAAGAAATTCTACAGTATCTTCAAGTTCAGCAAGGCGCTTTAGAATTGTATTGAGAGTATCGTCGATGCTTGGCATAGAAATCTCCTCTAAATGACATAATATAAATCACTATCACTCAAATATATTTAGAATTTTAATGTTACAATTGTGTGAAAAAACAATCAATTATTAAAAATAATTTTAATAATTTACAAATTCTTTAAACCCTAAAAATTGTTCTTTTTGTATAACAGTTTTTATTTCTTCATCATTTTTAGGAACAATTTTAGAAAAATGTTTTATTTTTCCATCATATAATTTATGAAGTGAAGAGTTATCAAGAACATCGACATGGATCATTTCACGAGATACTTTTATATCCATTTTGGTCTGAATTGGTCTTATTATAATTAATTCGTCTGATGGTACATATGCTGATTGAAAAATTGTACGCATCTGTCTTGGTTTATTTTCAATTCTAAACACATTATATTGAAAATCGTCAGTCATTTTGCTGGCCAATCCTTCAAGCATTTCTTTAGCATCTTTAGCATTTTTTGTTGTTTTTAATGCTTGTTCCATACGCATTTCACTAGATTTTCTCCAAATATCTTGTTGTTTTTTAACACCACTTTGAAATCCAGCCCATGGCAATTCGATACCATGATTTGTACGGGAAATAACTTCCGACTTTGGAATTTCTTTTATAATACTATGATATTCGCCTTTACCTTGATCCATTTTAGCAGCCTCTACGAGAACTAACTTTTCTGGTGTACAGCAAAAAATAAACCCTGTCATTTTTTGTTTTACTAAAAATTCTGCAGCTTCTTTTGGATCGGTCATATGTAATGCTTTTTCTATATCATCGCCATCTTTTGCATTTGATTCACCAAGAAGGGTAGGGGTTAAGCTTGTTGTGATAATGACAAGACCTTTATAGTTCATACCTTCTCTGTATTTTGTTTCAAAATCATACATGAAAAATATTTCGCCAACTTTTTTGGTTTTATAGTCTTTAAAGGAAACTTCGGAAACGTAATCTTGATCACGATTTTTAGCAATGACCCATCCTTTTCCTTTAAAATATTTGGCGACAGCTGTACACATCTATGATATCCTTGTTATGGCTATAAGATATTTATATAAATATGTATATCATGTGAGAATGAAGGAAAATAATATGAATACTATAAAAAGTGCTGTGTTTGATTTAGAAGGTGATGACCTCGATCTTATAAATGATATTAATAGAAAATATGTCAGCACTGGTCTTACATATGGATGGAAAGCAAATAATAATAGATCATATGATCAGGGCCACTGGAATAAATTAATTGTACCAAATAGTACTCGTTTTCCATGTGATCATAATCAAACATCATATTTAAATAATCATCCAGAAATTAAAAATATATGGGGAATTTTACAGGCAACTGTTGGTTCTAGAGGATTTTATAGAACATATATTAATGGTTATACTTATGGAACTGAAGGGTATGCTCATCAAGATGATGTTTGGATAAAAGAAAAATATGGATCAACTGCTCTTTCTGAAACAGCAGTAATCTATCTTAATAATAAATGGCATATAGATTGGGGTGGTGAAACAGTTATATATAGTGATATGAAAATTGATAATGCTGATAATGAAATTGTTGTTTCTGTTCTCCCAAAAATGGGAAGAATATTTATATTTGAATCTACAGCATTACATGCAGCCAGACCACTTTCAAGATCATGTCCTGACTTAAGAAGTGTTCTTGTTATTAAAACAATTGATCCTTCTGTTGTTTCTCCATTAGTTAATTTTATTTCTGACTTAACGTTCAAAGTCAAACATAGTGGAAAATCGTTTTTTGAACATCTTTTTGGAACTATGTTAAATATAGAACATAAAAATAGAAACGTTTCGGATGATGTTCTTTTGGCTGGATTGTATCATTCTGTATATGGAACAGAGTACTTCAATTATAATAATCCAGAGATAACCAGAGAAATAATTCAAAAGATGCTTGGCGAATATTCTGAATATCTTGTATATGAATTTTGTAATATGAAGTACAGAGTGAATACTTTGATGACTAATTCTAATGATTATTATCCTAAAGCCTTAAAAGATTTAATCATGATTGAAATTGCTAATCTTGAAGATCAAAATTCTAACTTTGTTTTTGACACACAGATAAAAGAACTAAGAAAAAAACTTAGTACAATTATTATTTAAATAGGTTTTTGCTATGATACTTGATTGCTTTATGTTCACCAATGAATATGATATTCTTGAAGGTAGATTAGAATATCTATATCCAAAAGTTGATAAATTTATCATTATTGAGTCTGATATTACTCATAATGGAACAAAAAAACGTTTAAATTTTCTTGATAATATTAAGCGTTATACAAAATATATGAGTAAAATATTTTATTATCCTGTTCATATTAATCCAGATCACTATGATTTTACATTAAAACCTGATGATCCGGCTAGTAGAGATACAGGATATTGGAAAGTTGAAAATTTTCAAAGAAATTATATACAAAATGCCTTGAATTTTTTTGATGATGATGATATAGTTATGATTAGTGATGTCGATGAAATTCCATTAAAGAGTGCTATTGATATTGCTTTAGTTCATCTTGCTCCCGATAATCCTTTTATTGGATTTAAACAAGGAATGTTTTTTTATAATTTCAATCAAGTACAACAAACTCCATGTTATGGAACCGTTCTTTGTAAAAATTACACAGTGAAAGATGTTTCACCTCAGTGGATAAGAGAACATAGATGGGATCATCAAATTCCATTTGTAGAATTTGGTGGTTATCATTTAAGTTTTTGGGCAACACCAGAAAAAATTCAACAAAAAATAATTATTGCTCCTCATCAAGAATTTAATAATGAAAAAATTAGAGATTTGGACAATATTCGTCATAATATGATTATGGGGAAAGATATATATGAGAGAAAAGGTAAAGTACTTTTACCTGTAGATAGAAATACAATTGATCCAGAAGTATTGACTATCTTTGAAAAGTATGAGATAATAATTTAGAATTAAATGCGTTTGTGACGGAATTGGTATACGTATCAGTCTTAGAAACTGAGTTTTGGGGGTTCGAGTCCCTTCAAGCGCACCAAAAAATTAAGGAAAAAAATGTCATATAATGATGAGTATAGAAGAACAAAAATGTTTAATAAAGCTGAATCTGCTTTTGAAGTAGCTAAGGTTATTATTATTCTTTTTTGGATGCCTGTTATTGCATTGACAATTCTTGCTTTTGTATTGGATTGGCTCTCTTAGTTAAATGGTATAACAGTTGATTAGTAATCATCTATTGGCAGTTCGATTCTGTCAGAGAGCACCAAAAAATATTTGACATAATTTTTTGATTGTGTTATAGATAAGATAATGAGTAGGCTGCAGAGACGGTGGACTGCACTAGACTGTAAATCTAGCCTCTAAGAGCGTTGTGGGTTCGAATCCTACCCTACTCACCATTTTTAAAAGGTTGTTATGAAAAAAATTGCTTTATTTCAAAATCATCCTGAGTGTTCTAAACAATGCTGTAATGGTATTACTAAATCATTATCTTATAATTATGAAATAAAGTTATTTACTGTTGATGATGATCTAGACGAGGTGTTAAATGACGTTGTTGCAGTATGCTTCCCCGGTGGTATTGGTGATAGTGACAGCTATCACGATTTCTTTACACGTACTAAAGCTAACAAAATCGCAGCGTTTCTTGCTAGAGGTGGTAGGTATATCGGCATTTGCATGGGTGCTTATTGGGCTGGCTCTAGATATTTTGACATACTTGACAACGTAGACGCAGTACAATATATTAAACAACCAACTGCTATTGTTAAAAGATCATATGGTACTGTAGCATTTGTGTTTTGGGATGATCTTCCCTATCATATGTTCTTTTATGATGGGTGTACATATGTTGGTGATGGTAAGTATAAAACTGTTGCTAAATATGCAGACGGGTTGCCAATGGCAATCATTCAAGGTAATATAGGATTGATTGGTTGTCATCCAGAAAGTGAAGAGTTTTGGTATGATAAGCCTTATCAGTATATACATAAATACTGGCATGATGGTGAACATCACCGACTGTTGTTAGAATTTGTAGATAGGCTTATCGGAGATGAATGATATGGCTAAAACAATTGTTAAGAATAAAACTACTAAAGTTGTTAAAAATAAATCTGGTTCGACTACTACTTACAGTAAATCATCTAGTGGTTGGAAAGCTTCTGGGTTTTCTCATAGTCGTGGAAGTAAAAAGAAAGTTTAATATTTTGGAGCATTCGTCTATCGGTTAGGATACAGGATTTTCATTCCTTTGAGAGCGGTTCGACTCCGCTATGCTCTACCAAAAAATAAGGTCCGTTGGCGCAGCGGTAGCGCAGTCCCTTTACACGGGAAAGGTCGGCAGTTCAATCCTGTCACGGACTACCATATATAAAATATGATACTGTGAGGTGTAAAATGTCATTTAATAATAAGTATATTGAAAATTATATTAATAATGGATTTGATGATGTTGAAGGATGGTGTCATCCTAGAGTAGCAGAGTTTGTAGATTTTCTTGATAGTCTATCTCTTAATAAAATTGGTGGTGCATGTGAAATTGGCATTCATCATGGCAAACTATTTCTTCTCCTCAATCAAACAATTGAAGAACAATATAAGTCATATGCAGTAGATGTATTTGATTTTCAACATTTAAATATTGATCAGTCTGGTCAAGGCAAGAAAGATATTTTTGCTCAGAATATCATAAGCTATGATCGACATAGAGGAAACAATATTGTTCTTCTTGAAGAAGATTCTACTGATCCTAAAGATGTTATGCGTAAGAATATTCCTTCTGGTTCACTTAGGTTTATGTCTGTTGATGGTGGTCATAGCGTTGAACACACAATCAATGATTTGAAGATTGCCAGCGAACTTATTCATAATGAAGGTATTGTTATTATTGATGATATTACTAATCACTGGTGGATGAGTGTTGTTGAAGGTGTTTGTAAGTATATGCTTACATATCCAACACTCATCCCATTTGCTGTTGGCAATAATAAAATGTATTTTGCTAAATTGAGCTGGCATGGTTATTATTATAATCAAGTTAATAATAGTAGATTTGGAACTAAAGAAACTAAATTCTTTGGTCATGGGTTAATTAGTCTATAAGCGAGGAAAAATGATCAGTATAATTGTTCCTACAATGTGGCGGTATAAGCCATTCTATACATTTTTATCCGATATGTTATCTAGTCCATATGTCGGAGAAATTTTTATTATCGATAACAATCCATCTGAAAGACCAAAAATTGAAGTTCTTAATCATCCTAATATCACTATTCGTACTTTTGGTAAAAACATTTACGTAAATCCTGCATGGAATTTTGCAGTACCACAAGTAAAGTATGATAAAATTTGTTTGTATGGTGATGATCTTATCTTTGATCTTAAGTTATTTCACAGAATTTATCCACACATTTCTCCAGAACGTGGAGTTTATGGTATAAGTCCCGGTGTGAAAGATACGCCACAAATACCAATTACTACTGGAGAAATTAGTATTATTCATAGCCCGATGCCTTATCATTTTCGTCAGCATCTTGGTTTTGGAATGCTTATGTTTCTTCATAGGAACAATTGGATTCCTGTTATTGATGGTTTAGATATTTGTTGGGGTGATAATTTTGTTTATGATACTCAATATTATATGATGAATCAAAATTATCTTATCACAAATCTTCTTCATCATACACCTTATGCAACAACAACTTCTACTATCCCAGAAGCTATTGATATGATGAATGCAGAAGGAATTGTATATAATAGGGATATGCCAGCTATAATAAATAAACTCATAAGTGACAACTCTTATCGTACAGGATTTTTATGATGCGTGATTTAATTATTGGTGGATGTTGTGGATATACATTTGATAAAGTAAAAGGTTGGATAAATTCAATTAACATGAGTGGATTTGAAGGCGACAAAGTTTTGGTTGTCTTCAATAGTGGAAATAAAACTGCTGATCATGAATTTATGAAGCAAGTAGTCGATACAGGGTTTGATGTTTTTAATGCTGAGTTATCAAATAATGTTAATAGCGGCTCAATACATGTACAAAGATTTCTTGCTATCTCTGATTATATTAGAAACTATCCTGCTCGTTATGTTATTACAACAGATGTTCGTGATGTTGTTTTTCAATATAACCCTGTGAAATGGTTAGAAAAAAATCTTGGTGATAAAAAAATTGTTGTTGCTTCTGAGTGTCTAAAGTATATGGATGAAGGTTGGGGAAACAATAATCTCCTTGAAACATTTGGACCATATGTTCATAATATATTGAAAACAAACACAATATATAATGTTGGTGTCCTTGCTGGAGAAGGTGAATATATTAGGGATTTATGTTTTAATATTGCATTGCATTCTTCTGGTAAACCCATTAAGATATGTGATCAAGCTGTTTTCAATCAACTCATTGATAATAAGATATATGAAGATTCTACTTTCTTTTCACAGATGAAAGATGGGTGGGCTGCTAATCTTGGTACAGTTGCTGATGAACGTAAGATTACCATGTTTAGACCAAATCTTCTTGAAGGTGAACCAAAGTTTGATGGAAGTTATGTTTATAATGAATTTGGAGAAACTATGTGTATTGTTCATCAATACATTAGATCAGTAAATCTTGGAAATGGTGTTGTTCAAGATTATGGTCAGTGGAAAGAATATATTGAAAAAATGTATGGAGTCATTTAATATGGAAAAGAAAGCATTAATTATTACGCCTACAGGAACTGACATGTTTTTTGATGATGCCTATGATAGGGATAATCATTGGAGATATACGAAATCTCAAAGGACGTATGATACATGTGTTGTTGTATTTAATGATTATCAACCAGAAGTAGGAACTTATGATTTTATTATTCGTCGTAAGGGGCTAAAGTGGAATCTTATGGAAGAAGTTTCTAATATAATTAATTTAGAAAATTATGATTATATTGGTTGTTTTGATGATGATTATGCTACTGATATTCAATCAGTAAATGAATCTCTTGCTATTGCAAGACATTATGATTTTAGACTATTTCATCAAGCCGCTATTTCATATAATACATATGAATGTATGAGACATAATCCAGAATATATTTTTACTGAAACAGATTTTATTGAATCTGGTTGTCCTTTTTTTAGAAATGATATTTTTAAGAAAGTAACTGATTTTCTTCATGATTATAAGTATGAAAAATCATGTTGGGGTATTGATAGAGTTATGTGCCAGTTTCTTCAAACTACAGCACATGTCATTCATACAAATACTGTAAAACATATGCGTCCAGAAGAAAGTTCTTATGATAAAGCTGATGGGTTCAAGGCATTAGAGTATGTAACTGATGTATTGTATCCAAAGTATATGAAGGAAAAGTTTGATATTGATTGTAATTATATCAATTCTCAAAAGGTTCTGAGAGCATGGAAAATTGTTGACAACGATTAATAACTGTGATAAGTTGTTTAAATAATCAAATTTGATATGGAGAAAAAATGACAAAACGTGTTCTTATTACTGGTGGTGCTGGATTTATCGGTCATCATATTATTGATCTTTTCCTTAAGAAGACTGATTGGGAAATTGTTACTTTGGATCGTCTAGATTACTCTGGCAATCTGAATCGGTTACATAATGTTGTATCTCAATATGATCCTGAAACTCGTAAGAGAGTTAAGATTGTATGGCATGATCTTAAGGCAGAAATTACGGAAATTAATAATAATTTTATTGGTGATGTTAATGTAATTTTGCATCTTGCTGCTAGTAGTCATGTTGACCGTTCTATTACACATCCTATGGAATTTGTTATGGATAATACTGTCGGCACAGTTAATATTCTTAACTTTGCTAGAACACTAAAGAATCTGGAACGTTTCATTTATTTTAGTACAGATGAGATTTTTGGTGTTGCTCCTCCCGGCGTTTCGTATAGAGAACGTGATAGATACAATTCAACAAATCCTTATTCTGCTTCTAAGGCAGCTGCAGAAGAATTTTGTGTTGCTTATGAAAACACATATAATCTTCCTATCTTTATCACTCATACAATGAATGTTTTTGGTGAACGTCAGCATCCAGAAAAGTTTATTCCTATGTGTATTCGTAAGATTCGTAATGGTGAGACTCTTACTATTCATTCAGATTCTTCTAAGACTATTCCCGGTTCTCGTTATTATATTCATGCTAAGGATGTTGCAGAAGCAATGTATTTCCTTCTGCATTTGAATGAGCAACAGAAAACTTTGATTAATATTCCAGATTATGGAAATGCAAAGTGCCCCAAGTTTAATGTCGTTGGTAAGGAAGAAATTGATAATCTTCAGCTTGCAACATATATTGCGGATGCACAAGGTAAGAAATTCAATCATGAAATGGTCGATTTTCATACATCACGCCCCGGTCATGATCTTCGTTATGCATTGGATGGTGATTTTATGCGTATGCTTGGTTGGGAACCTCGTCTAACTCTAAAGGAACGCATTCAAGAAGTTGTTGATTGGTCTCTTGCTAATAAAGAATGGATTGAACTATGAGTACACTCAGAGAAATATTTTATACCATTCCAAAGATATCTGATAAGTGGGATAGGTATTTTGATGTCTATGATCGCCACTTCGAAAAGTTTAAAGGAAAAAATATCACATTTATTGAAGTTGGCGTACAAAATGGCGGATCACTTGAAATGTGGTCTCGTTATTTTGGTCCAGAAAGTAAGATATATGGTATTGGTGTTGATCCTAAATGTTCTGATCTAGTATATGATAATCCAAACGTAAAGATTATTATTGGTGATCAAGCATCAGAAGAATTTTGGGATAAGACACTTTTAGAAATTGGTCCTGTTGATATTATGGTTGAAGATGGTGGCCATCATATGAAACAGCAAATTGTAACTTTTGAAAAAGTTTTTCCTATAATAAATTCTAATGGCGTTTATATTTGTGAAGATACTCATACTAGCTATTGGGATGATTATTCTGGTGGATATAAGAACATGGCATCTTTTATTGAATATAGTAAGAATTTTGTAGATGTTCTTCATTACGAATTTATGCGTAATGGACATGGGCAAATAAAAGATAAGGCAAATCTTTCAAAAGGATTGTCTTCTATTTCTTACTATGATAGTATGGTCGTATTCGAAAAAACACCTCTTGTCGAAATGAAATGTGTATTTAGCAAATAATAAGGAAATATAATATGGAAAATTGCACAGAACTTACTTCATGTGTTGCTTGTGGATCGCACAATTTAAAATTGACTCTCGATCTTAATACTCAACCCCTTGCTAATTCTTATAAGTTGAATAAGGATGATGTTCAAGAAGAATATCCTCTTGCTATTAATCGTTGTACCGATTGCTATCATATTCAGTTAACTCATTCTGTTGATCCTCATCTTATGTTTGATGATTATCTTTATGTTAGTGGTACTTCTACTACAATGCATAGTCATTGTGATCATTTTGCTCAATATGCATCGACCACTCATTCAAATTATACCGATTCACAGGGCCAACCTAAGAAGGTATTTGATATTGGGTGTAATGATGGGACGCAGTTAGATTATTTTAAGAAATTGGGGCATACAACTTTTGGTGTTGACCCTGCTCAAAATCTTTTTTCACTCACTTATAAGAATCATGAAGTATGGTGTGATTATTTTAATAATAATTTTATCAAGGAAGAACTTGTCGATAGAGTAGGCAATTCTTTAACTTTTGATATCATTTCTGCCCAGAATGTTTTTGCACATGGTCCTGATCCTCTAGGATTTTTACAAACTGCAAAGAAAATTATGAATGATGATACTCTTTTGTTTATTCAAACTTCACAGGCATTTATGATTCGTAATAACGAATTTGATACTATCTATCACGAGCATATTTCATTTTTTAATGTAAAGTCTATGAATGAATTGTGTAAAAGGGCTGGTCTTACTCTTGTTGATGTTCAATATATGCCTATTCATGGTACTAGCTTTGTATTTGTTATTTCAAAAAATCCTGTCATTCGTTTTCCTTTCATGGAAACCAAGATTGAGCAGCTGATTGGTATTGAGGAAAAAGCTGGTGTATATGATGAAGGAACATATGAGAGATATGCAAAACGAGCCAATGAAATCGTAAAGCAACTTAAGTATGAAACTGATTTTGTTCGTCAAAATATGATTGGTTGGAATGTTGTTGGATATGGCGCTGCAGCAAAGGGAATGACTCTTCTTAATTATTCTAAAATTAATCTTGATTTTATTGTTGATGATAATCCTCTTAAGCAAGGTCGATTTACACCCGGCACTTCTATTCCGATTGTATCTGCAGATCATATCGATAAGCTTGGTACAACTATGTTTGTTCCACTTGCATGGAATTTCTTTGATGAAATTCGTAAGAAGATCAAGGAACGTAGGAATGAAGAAGACCACAGATATGATAAGTTTATTACTTATTTCCCCCGTGTGGAGATCAAAGAGTGAAAAAATATGCCTATTATCATATGTATTTGACAGAAGATAATGGTGCATGGTCATCTTATTTACTAGAAAATTATAAGAGAATGGAAGACAATGGTTTATTAGATGTATTAGAAAAAATATATCTAATAGCCATTGGCAAAGAAAAAAACTTAACGATGGCTGATAATTTATCAGCCGCTCTTTCTAATAAGTATGTTTTTATTCCTTATAAAAATACATTTAATAGTGATAGTGATTTGAATCTATTAAATAATGATCGTATGCATGTTCCACAAGTTAGTGAAAATGTAACCATGAAATTGATTTATGATCATGCCTGTATAGAAGATGCATATTTTATGTACAATCATTCAAAAGGAATTACATCTTTTGAAAGACATTTATCAAAAGAAAAATATCAAGAATTTATTAATTATTATTATTGGAAAGAATATATTTCTTGGGGAGTAATTGATAATTGGAAATTGTGCAATACTATGTTGGATAACGATTTTCATACAGCTGGAACAAATTATTATGATGTTCCTCATAAGCATTATAGTGGAAATACTTGGTGGGCAACATCAAGATATATAAGAGCGTTGCCTGATCCTACAACTAATGAATGGTGGGAAGATATACAAAGAACCACCACCGATATTTGGTTGAAAAATTGTTCTATAAGATATAAAGATGAACAATGGTTGTGTTGTCACCCAGATGTAAAAATATTTAATCTTTTAAATATTGAACCTATATTAGGGAAAAAAGATTTGGCTTATGCTAGAGCAATTAAAAAACTTTACGCATAAATAGAGGGCTAATTAATATTATAATTACAATGGAGAATATTATGAATAGACTATTACTTTCTACTTTCTTTGTCTTGACTTTGGCATTTGGTGTATATGCTGCGGATCAGACACCACCTAAGCCTATAGCTACTTGTGCTGCACAGATTCCATATGGTCAACCATCTGTTAAGGCTGGTGATACTCTTGTTTGTCGGTCAGCATATTTGCTTTCATTCAATCCACATACTAAGACTCCTGATTGGGTTTCTTGGACATTGACGCCAGAACATGCTATTGGTTGTGTTCCTCGTGTCAATGCTTTTGCTGCAGATCAGTCTCTTGCAGCCGCATCTCCAAAGCCTGATGATTATGCTGGTTCTGGTTATGATCAGGGACACCTTGCCAATAATGCCGACATGTCATGGGACGAAGGTATTGCCAAGGAATCATTCCTTATGTCTAATATGAGCCCACAACTTCCTTCCGTAAACCGTGGTACTTGGAAGAATCTTGAATCAGCTGAACGTGCATGGGTCTATACAACTCAACATGCACATACAATGTATGCTGGTGATATTGGTGGAACAAAGACTATTGGCGCTGATAAGGTTGTAGTTCCTGATTTTCTTTTCAAGATCGTGATTGATGATGTTACTAAGAAATCTTATGCTTTCTTGTTTCCCCACAAGGATGGTTTGTCAGCTGATTTTGCCCCTTATCAGGTAACAGTTGCTGATATTGAGAAGGCTACTGGTGAAACATTTCCAGTTCCTGACTCTAAAACTGTAAAAAATCCTCTTATTCCTGTTGATCTTAAGACAATTGCAGTAGATAAGAAGAATCAGTGTAAATCATAATAAGAACAAAACTTATTATAGGTTAATAAAAACAGTTGACACATATTACAAACCGTAGTAATATGTGTCAATAATTTTGAGGTGTCGTCTAATGGTAGGACGCAGGATTTTGATTCCTGCTATCGTGGTTCGAGTCCATGCACCTCAACCAATTTTTAAATTACTAAATATACTTACACCCTATGTGTTCATACTGCAGCAAGTTCTCATTTATAGCTGCATATGAGAGGAGAATAAAATGAAAATATTAACACCGTCAGTGTTTGCTTTATTGAGTATTTTTACATTTGGAACATTAATTCCAAGTGAAGTAAACGCTGAACCTTTATCAGATGCTTCGCCTATTCATAAAAAGCATGTGAAAAAGAAAAGAGTGATACATAGAAAAAAATATAAAAAGCATATTGATAGACAGCCATCTGTAGCCGAATTGAAGACACAATGTTATACTAATTACAGTATGACAAATGAAATTTCTCCGGCAGCTTTTTTTGCATGTGATAATATTGGGATTCCATCTTCTACATTTGAACCCCGTGTAAAAAAAACAGAACATAGTATTTTTGGTAGTTTGACAAACCCAAAAATTATTGATGAGGCTTCTAAACTTGCAGGATTAGATGCTCGTAGCCATAGAGAAGAAATTAAAACTTATCTAAAATTGGGAAATTCTAATCAAACACCAGTCGATCCTTTAAGAACTCCATGGTGTGCAGCATTTGCAAATGCAGTACTTCGTCGTACTGGTTATGAAGGTACTGATAGCTTGATGGCTAGAAGTTTTCTTAGTTGGGGAATCAAAACAAAAAATCCTAAAGAAGGAGATATTGTTGTTTTGAGGCGTGGCAAAGGAAAAGTTCTAGGGCATGTAGGTTTTTTTGATGGATATGAGTGGGATGGAAATCAATTGTATGTAAAAGTGCTTGGTGGAAATCAGGGGAAATCAGTTAATGTAGCTTATTTTCCAGTTAATTATGTTTTAGCTTATAGAAGACCTGTTTAAATCAACCGAATACATAGGGTGTATTCTTTTTTACATATGGAGAAATAAAATGATTGTTGAACCTTGGGGCTGGCATTTGCTTTTGGATTGTTCTGGTGGTAAGAATGAACTTATCACATCAGAAGAAAATGTATATAATTTTGTAAAAGAATTAGTTGTTGCTATTGATATGGTTGCATATGGTGAACCAATCATTAGTCGGTTTGCAACACATGATGCTGATAAAGCTGGTATCAGTTTTGTCCAAATGATCGAAACCTCACATATTGCTGGTCATTTTTGTGAAAACAATGGTGATTTTTATATGGATGTTTTTTCTTGTAAAGATTTCGAAGATGATGTAGTGTTTGAAGTTGTGCAAAAGTATTTTGAACCTACAAAGATTCGCCCTCATTTTGTTACGAGAGACGCTTAATAATTTAAAAAATAAAAGGTGACATATGAAAATTGAACATGCATATATTCTTTACATTAATGAACCCAATTCAATAAAGTATATGGAAGAGTGTAAAAAATCTTGTGAAGAGCATGGGATTCCTGTGACACCTTTTCTTGGATTGAAACTTCCCACTTCTGTTGCAGAAATTAAGCAGAAGTGGGGATTTCGTGTCAATCCTATCGTAGAAGAGAGACAAAATGAAGATGTTTTTAATATTTGGTTTAAAGAACAATGTTGCCTGACTGGCCATCTTGCTATATGGAATAAGATCGCCACAGAACACACTAATGCTGTAGCAGTATTTGAACATGATGCTTTGGTAAAGAAGAATTTTCTTGATGTAGATGTGCAAGATCGTGAATATGTTTTCTTGGGTTATCGGTTTGATAATCGTGATGATTATGAATGTATTGATGAACCTTTTGCTAAAGTTGATATAGAAAAGTTCGAAGGAACACATGCATATGCATTGACACCTTGGACTGCATCTGCTTGTCTACAAGCACTTGACAAGATGCCCGTTCTTCCTCTTGGTGTCTCTATTGATCATATGATGGGTGTAACAAATGCATTTAAGATTGATCTTAGAGTTGTTGATCCCAGTCCTTGCATTGCTGCAATTGAAGAAAAAAAGTCATACACACAACCGAATGAAAAAACTGCAAGATATAATATGATCCCTCAAGAAAAAACTTTGATGGGAATTAAAAATCATGATAAGTATAAGATTGATTATAAAAATAATTGGATTGTTTTCTGATGGAAAAAATAGAATTGGATATTAAACAAGTAGAAATAAATTGGTTAATAGACAATTTAGAACGTATTAAATTAGTTTTAGAAGCAAATTATTATACAGATAAAGATAAGTTGATAGCTATTGCTTGGTTGGCAAAACAAGCTTTGAAAACAAAAAAGGAAGATTGATATGCGTGTATATATGGGGCCATATAAAAATGCATTTTCGGTATACCGTCTTGAAAGATGGTGGCTTGAAAGACAATATGGTGAAAAATTTTATGATGTAGAAGAAAAAAATTACACAAAGGTTGATAATTTTGTTATAAATTTTTGTAATATGATACAATTGATTCTTAACAATACTATTAACAAATTTTCTAAAGAACGTAAAATTAAAATTAAGATTCATGACTATGATATTTGGTCAATGGATAACACACTTGCTTTAATTATACATCCTATGCTTTTGAAACTCAAAGAACAGAAGCATGGCAGTCCTTTTGTAGATGCAGAAGATGTTCCTGAAGACTTGCGTCCTGATCCGAATCGTGATAAGATGTATGAGAATAAGGAAATACAATATTGGGAAATTGATAATACCATTGAAAAACGTTGGGATTGGGTTCTTGATGAAATAATCTTTGCTTTTTCGTGTGAGCTTGATGATGAATGGGAAAATCAATTTTATTCTGGAGAAGCCGATCATATTTTTGTAAAAAATGAAGAAACTGGCTTGACAGAAATGAAATATGGTCCTAAACATACTTTTGAAGTTGATAAAGACGCTATGGAAAAAGAATGGGATCGTCGCAAAAATGGTCTTAGATTGTTTGGCAAGTACTATCATGGACTCTGGGACTAAACACAAGGAGTAAATTCTACGAACTTTAACTATTCAGTAGAAATTTCGAAGAAGTCAGCGTTCGTAGATGAACTCAATAATCGGTTGAAGATATATAAGAATACTGATGATAATGAAATCATCATTCGATATTTGGAAAAACGCATTAAAGAGATAAATGAAGAAGAAAATAAAATGCTTTTTCCAAATTAAGTATTGCATCTTCAATAAAGTTGATGTAATATATGAAAAGTGGGGGCGGGTGTTGGACACAAGAGAGATTTATAAACTCTTTAGCAGTAGATGACTGTTCTGGACTAGGATCGAAACCTAGCGTCCCTACCATTTAATAACACAAGGAGAAAAAAATGTTCAAGTCTATTATTACTTTCGCTGCTATTGTTGCCTCAACTGCAGCACTTGCTACTGATCTACCTTCAAAGATGACTCCATCTGTTCCTACTCCTGTAGCTTCAGTTAGTATTCCTTTCTTTATTGGTGTCCGTGGCGGTGAACTTTATAAATCAGGGGTCAACAACTGGACAGTTGGTGGCAATGCTGGATATGAAGTAAATAAGTTTTTTCGTTTTGAAGCCGATTATGATCGTTTCAATAACAAGACTAAGACTGCTAAGGCAGATGTTATGAGTGTCAATGCAATTGGTCAGATTCCTCTTGGCTTTATGAACATTACACCTTATGCTCTTGCTGGTGTTGGTTATGCATGGAATACTGTAAAGAACCAAGATGTTTATGCTGTAGGCGGCGGGGTTCGTTATGGTGTAACCAACAACATTGAGCTTGATGGGCGTTATCGTCATATCGCCAATTTTAAGAATGAAAAGAACACTATCAATAATGTTGTTACTATTGGTGTGAACTACAAGTTCTAATCTTGACAATTATAACTGTGGGTGATAATATTTGCCCACAGTTAGTTTTCTTTCGGTCTCTTAACTCAGCTGGATAGAGTGACGGATTTCTACTCCGTATGTCAAAGGTTCGAATCCTTTAGAGACCACCAATAATGGGCGCATGGGGAAATTGGTAAACCCATCTGACTTAAAATCAGACGCTTCGGCTTGACGGTTCGAGTCCGTCTGCGCCCACCATTTTTTTAAAAGGATTATATTATGACAAAGTTTATCAAACTTACAAATATTCGTGCAGATATTCGTGGTTCATATCTTTATTTCAATCCAGATCACATTACATGTGTGTATGATTTGAACACTGAAGACGGTGAAAAAACTTTTATCTATGGGGGTAATCCTTCTCAGACATGGGAAGTTGAAGAAACTGCAAGACAAATTAATGATTTGATCAATGGTGGTAAGCAAATTAATAATATTATTGATGGTGAATAATATGAATGATACAAAGATTATTGCTATTACTGAACCTAAAATTTGGACAGATTCACCGGGTGAACCGCAAAAACTTACAGTAGATGAGTTTATTGCTTATGTTGCTCGTGTGTCAAATCCAAGCAATCAAAATAACACTTTGACTGCATCGAAATTGCTCAAATATCTTGCAAAGCATAAGCATTGGTCTCCTTTTGAGATGGTCAATGTAGTTATGGAAATTAATACGACTCGTGATATTGCTCGTCAAATTCTTCGTCATCGTTCATTTTCTTTTCAAGAATTTTCTCAACGTTATGCTGATCCCACCAAGGATTTAGGGTTCGTTACTCGTGAAGCTCGTATTCAGGATGAGAAGAATCGTCAAAATTCTATTGAATATGATAATCCTGAACTACAAACTGCATGGCGTAAAAAGCAAGAAGAAGTTATTGCTAATTCTCAAGAAGCATATAATTGGGCCATTCGTAGAGGTATTGCTAAGGAACAAGCTCGTTCTGTTCTTCCAGAAGGTCTTACTGTTTCTCGTCTGTATATGAATGGCAGTCTCCGCAGTTGGATCACCTACATTGCTATCAGAGAAAAGGTTGAGACACAAAAAGAACATCGTGAAATAGCAAAGAACTGTAAATCAGAGATTCTTCAATATTTTCCTAGTTTGTCGTGTCTTAGTGATGAAAATGATGAATGGGTTGTATAAATACATACTAGTATTCATTACTAGGAGTATATTATATGGGAAGACCTTCAAAACACAAAGTAGGAAATTTTTGGGGTAAACTAGAAGTTCTTGATATATTGCCAAACAACGTTTCTGGTCAGCATGTATCTCTAAGATGTTTTTGTCATTATTGTAACAACGAAACCATTGTGAATGGGGGGTTGATACATAAGTTTCAGAGTTGTGGATGTCAAAAACACAACTCTGAAACTTGGAAAAGTAAGGGTGGTCCTAAAACGAAACCTTGGCAACTTGAAGAAGGTATCGCTGCCAGAAACAATCTTGAGTATCAATACAAAAGGGGCGCACAAAAACGAAACCTTGATTATGATCTTACAACCAAAGAGTTTGTAGATATAGTTACAGGATCGTGTTTTTACTGCGGTGATGCTCTGACAAATGTTCAGAAAGGACAAGGTAAGACGAGTGGTAATTTTTCCTTTACAGGAATAGACAGAGTAGATTCCTCAAAAGGTTATACAGTTGAAAATAGCGTACCATGTTGTTGGATGTGTAACAACATGAAGGGAACAACAGATAAAGAATCGTTTGTCAGACACATCAAAAAGATGTATAATTATTTTAATGGAGAAAAATGATGGCTAATGGAACACAGAAGGAACATCGTGAAGTTGCTATTGATGCTTGGAATCAGATTACAGAGCAGTTTCCATCGCTTAAGGATGCACTTGACCTATGATTAAAATCTATGTCGTTATGAATTATAATTATCCAAGTCACGTATTCGATAGCCTTGAAAAAGCAATTGAATATTGTAAAAATTGTGGTGATGAGGATGAGTATACTATTGACGAATATGAATTGAATGGTGGATTAATCAGAGATACTGTTTGGGAAAATGACTATGATTAAGAAGCCTGTAGTTCCTGAACATGTTTGTCCATACGTTGATATGGCAATTGAACTTATGGAAGAAATGGTTGAAGAACAAGATCTAGAATGGCGTAGAGCTAAAGCTGATCTTGCCACTGCTCTACTAGAGCATGTTAGACTTAGTGCTGAATTATTGCGCACAAGTAGTAAATTTTGGTATGATAAAAGTAAAAGAGAAACAAAAAAAACTATAAATATTAAAAATACATCAACGTAAAGTATTATTATGATTTCATTTATTATACCTTGTTATAACGAAGAAGCACATATCAAAGATTGTATTCGTTCAATTAGGAAACACGTATGGTATATTCCTTATGAGATTATCGTAGTTGATAATAACTGTACTGATAAAACAGTTGAAATTGCAAAAGAAGAACAAGCGTTTATTGTTAAAGAATCTCGTAAAGGTGTTGTGTTTGCAAGACAAGCTGGTTATGAAAATGCTAAAGGTTTTTTAATTGCTAACATTGATGCTGATTCAAAGATAACTGATGGTTGGATTTGGGAAGCACTTAGTAGATTATCAAACGATGATGTCGTTGCTGTAACTGGACCTCTTGAGTATGAGGGGGCGGGGTTTAGTTTACGAATAATGACTAAGTTCTATTATCTTCTTGCTAAAGTAAGCAACGATCATATTGGTGTTTTTCTTCAGGGTGGCAACACTATGATTAAAAAATCAGCTCTTGATAAAGTCGGAGGATACGACCTTTCTATTGCTTTCTATGGCGAAGATACCATGACAGCAAAACGTATCCAACATCTTGGTAAGATAATATTTAACATGTATATGATTACTACAACATCACCAAGAAGACTTGAAGAACAAGGTATAATTTCTACTACATGGATGTACTTTATAAATTATCTATCAGTAACATTCAAAAATAAATCTACAACGAATGACTACAAGGATTTTAGATGAAGTCTTATAGAACAGTATTCATTTCAGATTTACATTTAGGCACGAAAATGAGTCAAGCAGATCAATTGCTTGAGTTTATGAAAACATTTGAATGCGAGAAGATATATCTGGTTGGCGATATTGTTGATTGTTGGGCTATGTCAAGAAAAATGATATGGTCTCAATTTCATAACGACGTTATTCAAAAATTACTTCGTCGTGCAAGAAAAGGTACAGAAGTAGTTTACATTCCCGGCAATCATGATGATGTAATGCGTAACTATTGTGATAATGAATTTGGTCATATCATTATGGTACAAGATTGTGTCCATGTCGGTGTTGATGGAAAGATATATTATGTAACACATGGAGACCAGTTTGATATTGTGATGCGTAATGCTAAATGGCTTGCTTATTTTGGTGGTTGGGCTTATGATATAAGTATCGATATGAGTCGTTTTATCAATAAAATTAGAACAGTTTTTGGTCTAAAATATTGGTCTTTATCAGCATATCTTAAATATAAAGTAAAAGAATCTGTCAACTTTATTGGAAACTATGAAGAAACACTTAGTAATTACGTCAAAGGAAAAAAACTAGATGGTATTATTTGCGGTCATATACACCATGCTAATATTCGTGACATTGGCGGCATTAGATATATGAATTGTGGAGATTGGGTAGAATCTTGCACAGCATTGGTTGAGAACCATGATGGTTCATTTGAAATAGTAAAGTGGAAATAATTAATTAACCACCATGTGTTATTGAATATCCAGCCAATAACACAATACCAAAAGACATTACCACAAATGCATATACAGTATATGTGAAAAGTTTTATTATATCCATAAGAATAATCCTTGTAACATGAGAAGAATACCGATTGCCATCAGACCAAAACTACTCCAGAACATTGCAGAGCTTACCGCAATTATTGAAGCAGATACAAGAACGATTGCCATTTGAATTGCAGAACCAGCAAATGAAATCCACGGAGATTTCTGTTTTGCTAAATCTCTTTGAGCTTCAAGGTCAAGAGCTTTCGCCAACAACTCTTTCTTGCCTTCGCCAGTTGATGGTTCAGTCTCATAACGAACAGCAGTAGCTCTATACTTTTCAGCTTTTGCCTTATCACCACGAGCTTCTGCTTCATCAGCAGCAGTTTCATTCATAGTTTGTTTAATACTCTTGGCTTGATAAAACGCCCATGTATCATTAACTTTTATTGTATTTGTTAAAATTGTGCTACTAAGTCCATTTGCAATATATGTGTTAAATGCAAGAAAAAGTGCAAAAAAAGAAATTACAAATCCAGCTTTATCTTTTAATTTTGCTTCTCTTTCGGAACGAGATAATTTTTTTTCTTCCACCATAATTATCCTCCAATTAATTTAAATACTGACAATAACATGCCAAGATCAAATTTTCCAGTAACAATAGATAATCCCATTAAAGTTATAAGAATAGCTCCTGAAAATATCATAATAACTGAAATTGTTCCTATTAAATTTTCTAAATATTTCAATTGTTCTACAATAGTTAATATTTTTTCTTTATCAGATTTTTTGTCAAACCCAATTAACCAAGGATGTACAGAAAAATCATGAAGTGGTTGTTTTTCATCAGCCATTAATATTTTCCATATATTGCTTGTGAACCGGGAACAAAAGGTGAAATTTCTCTATAAGAACTGCGATCCGTATAAGCAAAAATTG